TCAGCCTGCGAGAAGACGCTTCGGAATATTGACCGTGAGGAGATCCCTTTGGAACGCTTTCATTTTCTTTTTGACGATAAGGTCGTTGAATCCGATATAATGGGTGCGCGTGACCTCATCATCCGCGTGGCCGAGCCATTGCGTGATGAGCAACGATGAAAACCCATGGTCGGCAAGCATCGTCCCGAAGGTTTTGCGGAGGTCATGCAGTTTCACGCCTTCAATCTTGGCCGTTTTCCGAGCCTTGATGAAGACATGCGTGATCGTAGACCCATTCCAAGCGAAGGGTTTTGGCAACGAGCGTCGATTGTGGAAAATCCTCTTGACCGCTGGCAGCATCGGGACAAGCCGGTACTTATCGCCCTTTCCATGAATGGTGATTGTATCATTCTGGAAATCGACATCTGTCTGCTTGATCTCCAGTGCTTCGTTCCGACGAATGCCCGTGAGCAGATAGACGACGAAGAGCTCGAGATACTCTGGATAGTCCTTCTGAATGATCTTGAAGAGATTCACGAGCTCACTTCGCTTTAGGACCCGAGGTCTCAAAGTCGGTTCCCGGAGCTTTTGAATATCCTTGAAGGGACTGGTTGGGAGATATTGCCAATCGACGGCGAGATGGAAGAAAGCCTTGAGTGCCCGGAGGTAGTAATTTACACCTCGAGCGGTCATCGTTGCGGCAAGTCTAATGATCAAACCTTCGGCCTGTTGCCGATCGATCTCATCAATATACTTGATGCCGATCTCCGTAAGAAGTCTCTTCTTGATCGAGACGTAATTCTTGTAGGTTGTCTCTGCTCGACGCGGTTTGCACCATTCGAGGTAAAGCGTCAGGAATTCATCAACGGTGATCCTGGAATATCTCACCCGCTGCTGCCGTGCCTTGAGTTCCAGTGTAGCTCTCACGCTGGCAAGTTTCCTGTCCTTCGTATCGAGTGTGATGCGCTCCCGTTTTCCGTTGACGCGGAGATCGAGGAAAAAATATCCGTATGAGTTTCGTCTGATGCTACTCATTGAGGTCAGAGTTTGATATAGCAAATCCTGGCGATGAGGGAAATCTCACTGCGCTTGAGCGTGATCGGTTCGACGAGAGGATTGACAGAAAGCAATATAGCGAGCTCGCCCTTGAAGTGAACCTGTTTGATAGCACTCTCCTTGTGGTCATCCCAACTGACAACAACGAAATCTTTATCCTTGACGTCCCGTTCTGGATTGATGAACACGAGTTGTCCGTCTCGCAATGCGGGGAACATCGAGTTACCCTTCACGCGCAACCAATACCCTTTCCCGTCATCCTGAACACCCGGTGGCGCAGGTTCATAAGCGAAAGGGAGTTCGCTGACCCTTCCTCGCCCCGCTGGCACTTCGGCGAACACTGGCCGCAAGTTCGATTCGACTTCTGTACTCACTCGCCTTCCCGTTAAAATGAAATCGACATCGTAGCCCAACTGTGCCAACCTCTTCCTGACTTTAGCCCCCGGGCGAGTCCTGCCGAGAAGATATTGCTTCAGGCTTTGGTATGACATGCCGAGCGCTCGGGCGAATTTCACCGGGCTGCCATCGAAATCCCTGTCGCATAAGTCTTTGAGATTATTGGCTATATCGGCGTTGGTAAACATGGGGTGAAAAATAATTCATTTTTTACTTGACAGATGGGGTTGAATTTACTATATTGCTCCGGATAGTAAATTCATTACAACGTCCTGCATACTCATTCAAGATAAAAGAAGTATATGGCAAAGTCAAAGAAGCAACGCAAGCAGCCGTTTCGCCTCCCCCGATTACCCGATGTCCTCGGCGACAGAGTGGAAGCCTTCCAGATGAAAAGTCCCTTCAGGCCGACCTTTCAGCAGGCATTTGAGTTCGTTGTGCAGAAGGGGTTGGAGGCACTCGACGGGAAATCGGTGGCTGTTGTCAGTAACGAAGAAATTGAAAACATCAGGTAAAGGACGGTGGGCTAACTATGAAATCGGTGGGGCTTCAGAATACTTCTCTTGAAACAGCAAGACTCGAACGACATCTTGCTTCGCTCGATTCCAAAGTCGACCGACTGATGGAACTCATGGCCACGAGTCCCGCCACAAAGGGTGATGAATCCCTCACAACCGAACAAGCCGCGACGTTCCTCCGAGTTCACAAACAGACTCTTCTCCGCTTTACTAAGGCCGGCTTGCCTCACTATTCAAACATGACCAAGGGTTTCAGATTCTTAAAGAGCGACCTGATTGGCTTTCGCAGGAACTTTCTGAACACGCTAAAATAGAGAGGGATAACGTGGCACTGAAATTAGACGAAAAGAAATTGACCCTGATTCACTCTGGGGCACATCACAAAACCTATTGCGATGGTTATACGCACTTTATCTTATCTCACGGCAAGTGGTCACAGGCAGAACCATGTAAGGCCACGCTCAGATGCCCGGGAAGGAAGAAATGAAGATCAATCCCATTTCTTTCTTTTCCGACGGAATGAAAGATGAATTCGAAACCAAAATCGAATCCGCGAACGAGGCCGGGGATATACTCGCAATCCCCGTCCTTGTTAGGGGAACTTATTTTCCTCCGATCCGTGAGGACGCTATCAACCCCCCTGAAGGCCCGGAGTTTTACATCGAGTCCGTGTACGATCAGGATAACTGCCGGGGAGTAAATCCATCGGAGTATAATTCCGAGGAAATCCAGGAAGCGTATTTGAAGGAGAGAGAATAATGCAAACAGAACAAACGCCACTTGAAATTGCGAAATCGCATTTAGGCACGAGATACCGAGCAAAAAATATCACTTCCGGACTCTCCGAACTCGCTTGCGCTTATCTAAACGGTGAGATCACCAATACGCAGGTCTTAGCGGGTCTTGGGGGGGACAAACCGAAGTCAACTAATTATCTATTTTACCTAACCGTGGCTATGAGACACGGCATTGAGATGGGGTGGGTCAAAAGAGTCGAATATATCGGAGAGAAGAAATGATCCATCTTGACTATGGTTTTCGTTTCATCACGTTTTGGATACCGAATACGTTTGTCGTCATCAATGGGCAACTCTGCCCCTTAACTACGAGGATGATTATATGCAGTCTGAATTAGAAAAATCAACAAGCGAAAAATGGTGTACGGTTCGGTCAAATCTGAATTACGCGATTAGCAATCTTGGGCGGGTGGAGATGGCTGAAATGATTTCTCAACTGACAGATATTTTCCAACAACCGTTGACCCCGAAATCTGCGGGGCAAATCATTGCACTGATACTGTTGGGCGGCGTCATGCTTTACATTCTTTGCTCGGTTTGGTTCGGGGCGGTGTTAAGGTGATATGAAAATAACTCAGAAGTGGCTGAAGGAAAAGAGCTCTTGTATTGAGGCATTCAAATATTTCAAGGCCATCACAATTGTCCGCGATAAGGCACTGTTGGATCGTCTTGAAAAGGATAATCATCTTGATTGGGCAAATTGGGGCGTGGTCCGAATGCTAAACCATGATGGACAAATGAAATATGCGATCTATGCTGGTGAATTGGTGCTCCATATTTACGAGAAGAGATATCCAGCCGATCAACGACCGAGAAAAGCGATTGAAGCCGCAAAACAATACCTGAAAACAAAATCGGGATTAGATCGAAATGCGGCGAATGCGGCGGCGAATGCGGCGGCGAATGCGGCGGCGAATGCGGCGCATGCGGCGGATGCGGCGAATGCGGCGAATGCGGATGCGGGGTATGCGGCGGCGCATGCGGGGTATGCGGCGGCGCATGCGGCGAATGCGGCGGCGAATGCGGCGCATGTGGAGGCGGATGCGGCGAATGCGGCGGCGAATGCGGCGCATGTGGAGGCGGATGCAAGAAAAAAAATGCTATACCACATCATTGAGTATGGTATTTTGCTTTTGAAAACCGATAAAGAGTAAATCATGACCCGCAAAAAGAAATCTCTGAATCACATGACAGATATTTTCCAACAACCGTTGACAATGCTATTTGAATCATTATCGAAACCAATTCCAAGAAACAAAGAGGAGCACAACAATGAACAACGTACCAGCAGTTAAAGGGAACACGGAACTCGCGTTCCGCATCGGGGGTCAGGAGATTAAGGTGCCCGAGCAGACGAAGAAGATTCTACTGACGAGAGGCCCGAACGGGTGGGTCGCGGATGAGATTGCAAGACTCGGAGAGGATGATGTTTTCGTCCGTCGGGATGGCAATCAGGAACTCAGCCTTATTTACAAGTCCGTCTTGCTTTACCACAACAAGAAGGAAATCGCGCGACTTGGAAACAAAGATGATTCGCCCTGGGTCATCACCGTGGCCGGCTATACAAAATTAAACCAGATAGCTGGCCTCCACATTATTACGCCCCCGATAATATTCGTCGCCGGGGGAGAGCACAGCAATCCATACGTTGAGTATGTCAATGGGGAGATCAGGCGAGTTATTGCACGGAAGATCGCTATCGGATATTCCCCGATCGGGAATCTTGTCGCGATTGATGCAGTCCGCCACTACAATTTTGAGGCATATTACTTACAAGACCTCATGGCGAAGGCAAAGTATAAACAGGCCGCTGCCAGGTTCGGGACGGTCTTACAATGTCCATTTGCGCCCAATGAGCAAGTTCAAAAAGAAGAAGGACACGCATACGTCAAGACGACTGAGGGCAAGATATTCGTTTTCAAACTCATCAAAGATCTCGAGGGCATCTGGTTTGATCCTTCCAGTGAAGAAATATTGCAAGTCAACGATCAACACATTCAACATCAAAAATTCGGCGATGTCGTGGGTCAAAAGATGTGTGCGCGTAACGCACTCAAAGACCATCCCGCTATTGCTGCCCAACAAGTAATCCCAGTTAACGGTGTGGCAGAAGTTCGGGTGTTCGGCTTCCGGCATGGTCTCATCAAAGAGCAGTTTCAGAAGATGGCCGACCAGATCATTAAGGGTGAGGAGGTTGAAGGCGTCCAAGTACAGCAAGACGAAGGAGAAGAGAGCCTTGAGGAAGTCCAGGCTGCGACCGAGTCAGAGGTCGACGAGACCGTCGTACCAACTGAGAGTTCTCCAGCAGTACAGACTGCGGTGCCAGTGGCAACAGACGGAGCGAAACCGGAGGGATCGGTCACCGTCTTCAGGATCAAGGAGATTGCAACGAAGAAGGGTATGGATCTGAATAAGTTCGCCGGGAATATGTTCGAGGGGAAGAAGTTCGACGCGTTGACAGAGCCAGAGCTCGAGAAATTGTTGAAAGTGGTCGAGACGACATCGATGGGCAAGAAGGGAGAGGCTAAATGAAAATCGCGTCGGTAACAACCACCAATTTCAAGGGATCAACTCAGGTTGATTATCTCAGGGGGCTTGATCTGTTCGTCGGTCCCAACGGGTCTGGAAAGACACGCCTCCAGCAGGCGTTAATCCTGGCACTCTCGGGCGCCGTACCACATCACGTCGACGACACCAACATCGAACTACTCGACCTGTTCACAAAGAGCGAAGGCGTGGGTTTGATGAAAGTTGGAGTCGAGTTCTCTACCGGAAACGGTATAGACTCCATCATGCGCGAATTCATGGTTGTTCAGAAAGATGGCAAGGATTCGGTCAAACAGAATATCACCCTCTTGCCAATAACGACGGGAGGCGTGCAGGAGGCCGAGCGGAAGATCAAATCCGTTATCGGGGATTTTCCTGTCATGCTTGATCTCAACAGGTTCGTGCGGATGAGCGATGCACAGCGACAACAACTGATCTTCGAGTTCAGCCCGATCAGTGACATGTATGGTTCGGACAATCTTGTGGCCGATCTGGTAGCTGTACTGGAAGAGATTAAAAGCGATGAAACCGTGGCTCGTCCAATACTGTCAGAACTTGCCGGCTACGTTGCTCTCGACATCAGGACGACGATTAGGCAGGTGGGCTTGTGGCTCAAGGATCGGGAGTCCGGGCTCCGCAAGTCCATCAAGGGAAATGCTGGCGCATCTAACGCATCTATTCAGACGGCAACGACCGACGGCAAGCAATCCCTTCGGCATGTCGTTGACATCAAGGGTGACATCGCCAAAGTCCGGGACCAGCAGAGGGAACTCTTGGGGGATATTGCAGAGGCACGGAATACGAGGGTGAGAATCAAGACACTGGAGGATGACAAGAAGACTCTGGGTGATCGCATCCAAGCGGAGCAGACAAAATTCGACGCGAAGAGCATCACTGTACTACGGAAGAAGATTGAAACGGCACAAGCGGCGCTCAGGACGATTGATGGCGGAGCACACGAGCGATTGGATAAGTGGGCTGACGAGGTCGAGACGCGGAAAGAAAAACTGCGAGAAATGAAAAGCCGTCTCGACAAAGACCGAGCGAATTTGGCAGATGCAACGGAACGACGGGATCTTGTTAAAGAGGGGAACTGTCCGGTCTGTGCTCAGCCGACCAAATCTGTCATAGGTGCGTTTAACGACGTTGTTAAGAATCTAACCGCAATTTGTTCCGCAGGCGAGGATTTGGTCGACGTCGAGGTCAGGGCGATTAACGACGACATCCTCAACCTCAATAGCGCGAGGAAACAGTTCGAGGAAAACGAGCGGTTCAACCGTCAGCAGAACGACGTAATCAGCATCGCGCAACGCCAACTATCCATCGCAGAGGGCGCCGCGGAGGGTGTGCAGGTGTTGGTCGATCGTCTCAAGGAACTGCGGGACACCAAGATTGAAGGGAAGTCACTTGATGTTGCCATGGCCGAGGGTCAATCGAGGGGCCTCGATGAACGCACGATGCAGTTGGAGAACGAACTCCACACGAAAGAGTCCTACGATACCCGTGTTCTATTGGCGAAGGAGTCTGCGCTTAAGGCAAAGCAGGGTGAACAATCGCTTGCAATAATTAAGGTTTTATCGTCCAAATTGAACGAGATTCGAAGGGAGATTGTCCAAAATGCCTTAGAACCGATAAGGCAAGAGGCCTCAGAATTATTCGCACTTGCGAAGCAATCGGGTGAGTTCAACTTCCTTCTGGTGGATGGTCGGGGGAATGACGTGTTCAAGTTCGGATGGAACGTTGAATCACTGTTAGGCAAGATGTTCATAGACTTCGATTCCCTCTCGACAGCTCAGCAACTTTACACGCTTGTCTCTCTGATGGCACCACTGATCCATCGTGGAAGTCCGCAGTTACGGGTACTGCTGCTTGATAATATTGAAGTAGTTGATCACACAAACCGAGAGAACTTCTTGGAACTACTACGTGCCGCAGCGAAATACCACGACAATATTATCGTAGCGAGCAGTGCTGAGATGCCTTGGATCGACGGTGTGACTATTCACCAATTATCGTAGCAACCCGACGTCACATGGACATTCTTAGCGAGCTGAACGTACAGCAGTTGGAAGCCGTGACTACCCGGGCGAAAGCCACGCTCGTACTGGCCGGCGCAGGCAGTGGGAAAACTAAAACGCTTACCACACGCATTGCGTACCTGATGAGTGAACGCGGCGTATTCGCGAGCAACATTCTCGCGTTAACCTTTACCCGCAAAGCCGCACAGGAGATGAAAGAGCGCCTCGAGAAACTGGTCGGTGAGAAGGAAGCGAAGAAACTGACCATCGGGACCTTCCATGCGGTGTCACTCAGGATTTTGGAGCAACACGGCTCGAAACTCGGGTATTCGTCTAACATCTCTGTCTATGACGAGATGGATCAGCTCGACATCTTAACGGCGGTCATGAATGAATACAAGATGGGGAATTTGAAGCCGAAGCACATCGTCCGAAACCTTCAGTCTTACGCTGCGGACTGTGACAACTACTTGTTTGAAGAACGGACCGCCGCGATCGTTCAGGAATACCGAAACAGGTTGAAGTCTTTCAATGCCGTTGATTTCACACTCCTTCTAACAGAGACGCTCGAGCTCTTCCGCAGATTCCCCGATGTCTTCAATTATTACCACGATAAATGGCAATACGTTGCGGTAGACGAATACCAAGACGTGGACCATACCCAGTACTATTTGCACGAGTCACTAAAGCCCAACAACCTATTTTGCGTTGGAGATTTAGACCAAAGTATTTATGGTTTCCGCGGCTCGTCCATCCAGATCATCTTGGACTTTGAGAAGGATCACCCGGGCGCCGAGGTTATCAAGCTCGAACAGTCATACAGGTGCCCGAGTAATGTCATAGAGGCCGCGAACAATCTCATCAAGAACAATCCGCAACGCTATGACAAAACATTGTGGACGGAGAACCCGATAAACCTATTCAGCATCAATGTTTACGAGAATCCTGCGGAAGAGGCGCAGAAGATAGCGACACAGATTGAAGAACTGCCGGAGGCAGCAATGTACAGTGATGTTGCGATCCTCACCCGGACGCACGCACAACATGAGTCATTCAAACAAGCCTTTGATGAAATGCACGTACCCTATAAACTCATTGGAGGTGATCTGAATTTCTGGAAGAGCCAGGTGTCCCGAGTAGTTATCTCGATTCTGAAAGTCCTTCACAATAAAAGGGATTCGTGGAACTTCAAACGTATCGCAAAAGAGATCATCTATCCGATGGGTGACGCTGATTGGACAGCATACGAGGTCAAGGCACTGAAAGAGCAACGGCGCGTCATTGATATTCTGGTCGCAGAGAAGGCCGGGAGATTTGCGGAATTGTTGGAGTGGTATAGTGAAGATGAGTCCGGACCAGTGGACGTCGTGGTTAATAAGATCATTGAACTGCTCTGTCTCCACAAGCATTACATGGAGCGCGATCTTATACACCGGATTGAGACGTTGGATAACGTATCATTTAAATCCTCGGTATGGGCTATGGAGAATCCGTCGGCGAACACCGTAGCCGATTTCCTCGCATGGTTAGCCGATCAGGACGTTCAATCGGAGATTGATAATTCAGACACAGTTAAGGTTGCGACGATACATGCCGTAAAAGGCTTGGAAATGAATATAGTTTTCCTCGCCGGGGTGAATGAGGGCCGTCTACCGCACAAACGCTCAACGACAGAGGAAGAGATTCAGGAGGAGCGACGATTGATGTATGTGGCAGTCACAAGAGTCAAGAAGCAGTTGTGGATCAGTTCGACAAAGACCGATGAATTCGGACGATGTTTAGCACCGGTAGAACCATCACGGTTCATCGCAGAGATGATTAGACAATGAGAATGTTTGAACACAGAGCCCCAAAGGTTTCCCCTCGAAAGAGTGGGGCGTCCCCACCGACGTTCATAGACCTGCGGGGCTTTTATTTCCAAACAATAATCCCGGAAGGACATTCCTCTTGATCGGGCAATGAAGCACGATAAGAATAAGGTCAAGCGTTGGTACCCGTTGTGGATTGACAAATGGTTGTGGGGTTCAATGAGACACGAATTGATAATTCAGAAGGATGCTGAGTTTATTGATCTGCGGGGAATCTTCACCGACCTTCTGACACTCTCAAAGAAGGATGGTGGATACATTCGTGCTAACGAAAATACGCCGTATCCGCTTGAACAATTAGCTGGAATGTTCTGTGTGCCGATCGCTCGACTTGAACAGTGCATTGAGATTTGTCTACGTCCAGAAGTGGGAAAACTCCGGAAATTTGACAACGGTGTCTTGTACGTCCCAAGTCATGATAATTATGAGCTCTCAGAGAGGCAGAAACGGCGAATAGAGCTCTCCGACGAGGAAATGTCCGCAACGCCGGACGCCGTGGCCGAAAAAGCGGAAAGCAAAGGAAAGGAAAGGAAAGGAAAGGAAAGGAAAGGAAAGAAGATAAAAGATAGGAAATGCACCACGGTTATTGTTCCACTCTTTGAGGATCCCATTCTACAATTGGCATGGGAAGAATATCGGCAACACCGGATGGAGAGGAAAAAACCGCTGACACCGTTGGCTGAACAAAAAGCCGCCAAACTCCTTCATGAACTCAGCCAAGGTAATACTCAAACCGCCTTACAAATTATCAACCAAACCATAGCTAACGGATGGCTTGGATTATTTGAACTGAAAGGAAACAATGGAACAACTCACACCGGGAAAAGGGCAATCGGTAGTACCCAAAACGCAAGAGCATCTTTTCGACACAGTGATGCCGACATTGACCGGCTTAGAGAAGTGGAAGAGAGCCTCAGACGAAATCAAAAATGAAGGCTTCAACGCGCTGGAGTTGGTCGCATCTCCACTGGTGACTTCAAAGGATTTGGTGAAAGCACAGTATGACCTCGAAATAAATTTCGGCACCGAATACGATAAGAACAAGATGGTACAACTCTTTGCTGTCATGCAATCCGACAACTGGACTCGTCTAAGATTTCAACGGACGTTCCAATGGTTCCTCAGAAACAAACGTTATCCCGCCTGGACGATCGCTGATTGGTATGAATTTGGAATCAAGGTCTACCCCGAAGCATGGGCATATCACAAGATAGGACTTGAGCCGCACTACAATCGCAAGAGTTTCGACTGGTACAAATTGTCGACCGGGGAGATCGTCTGTAAATTTCAAGATGGGATAGAGTTACCGCTTGAAAAATATGAATTTCCTGCACTTAGTGAAACGATGATAATGATTCGCTGCCGAGATTGCGGAGCGGAAGTCCAATTGTCAGTGAAGCAGGATTTTTGGGAGGTTCACGGGAAAGACTGTAAGGTTTGATATGCCACGTGGAGCGACATCAACATATGAATTCGCAAGGTTACCCCACTTGATTCCACAACTAAAGAAACTCAAACTGCGGGGTATGATCTGGCACTGGATACAGAATTATAGCAATGACCTTGCGAATCAAGGTAGTGCGAAACGCCGGGATGATTTCAAATCTACAAGGATTACTCATGACGTTCAGGAAAATCCCTCACACACTTAACGACAACGAGATTCTTTTCTTGAGGATCCGGGATGCGTGCCTGAAGAAGCCGCACCGGAGCGAGGCATTCATGGACTTTGTCCGGAAGCGGTCGGCCCTTGAGAACCCCGACTTCCATCATTGCGCCGGGTCCGTCCATGGGATGAAGAGTACAGATTTGTTCGGGGTAGCGGTGAGCCGTGAGTGGCACAACGGTGTCAATCTGTACTCAGAGCAAAATCGGAGTAAGATACCCGAAGCGTTGTTGAATCTATTCGCTTACGTGGAGACATTGGAAGAGAAACTTGCGAGAAAGAAGAAATGAAATTTCTCTACAAGGGAATTGTGACTGGCGGCAAAGCAGTATTCGACGATGAGTGCCGCGATCCCTTCCATGCAAAGATTCAGAATCTCGAAGGGAAGCGATTCGAGATGACCCTTGATAACGAGGTCAAACATCGGAGCAAGAAACAACGGGGCTATTACCACGGGTGTTTGATTGAACTGATGATGATTAACGAACCCTTCGCCGGATGGACGCACGACGCAGTTCAGGTGTGGATCGAAGCGAATCTGGGGCCGAAGATCTACGGTGAAAACGGGAAACCAGACATGATAATTCCGGAGGAAGCGTGGACGACAAAGCAACAGGAAGAAGTCAATGAGCGGGTGCGGACGTTGGTGTTGGAGAAATTTAACGTGCTGTTGCCACTTCCGAACGAAGTTTTAGTATGAAAGGGACGTGAATGAGATACATCGGAATAGGTCCGCGGGGCCAAAAAGGAAAGTCAAAAATGAAGAACAGACAAACTGTCCAAAATAAACGCTTAGTCGAATTACTCAGAATGCAAGTGCGACGAGCGAGATCGCAATTTCATACAGTATTCTTGCAGAATAAGAAACTAACTGAAGACCTTGCAAGCGTATGTCGCTGGTGCGATGCAGCGAACGGCAACAACGAAAAACTCAGCATGATGCTTAGGCAAGTGAGAGAAGAGAAGAATGATGCCCGCGGCTTAAATCCAATACAGGAGACGATGTTCAAGCAAATCGAAGATGGTTTATCTCAATTGCGAAAAAGTTTCGATGTTTTCCCCTCTGATAGATTCACAAACACTATGGGCTGCTGATAATGCACGAAAAGGAGGTATTAAATGTCGCGATATTTAGGAATTGATCCTGGAGTTTCTGGCGCAATAGCCATCCTCGACGTGGACGGAGATGGCCAAATTATCCGGTGTGAATTTCACGATACCCCCGTTCGAGAGGTTATCGTCGCCGGAAAACACCGCAACCTTTATGACCTCTCAAAGATGAATTCTATTCTGTTCGCTGCGAATCAAGAAAATCATTGCTCTGCCTTCATTGAGATTGCCCAGCCGATGCCAAGCGTGAAGGATGAACGGAGTGGGAGGATCCGGGAAGGCATGGGCGCGGTGAGTGCCTTCAACTATGGCTACGGATACGGTGCCTGGTTGATGGGCCTGACCGCCAACAAGATTCCATACACTTGCGTGCACCCGAAGACCTGGAAAAAGCAGATGATGCGCGATATGGGGAGAGAAAAGAGCGCGAGCATTTTTCGGGCTGTCCAGATATACCCGAGCATTGCAGATCAGTTGTCAAGGGTAAAAGATCACGGACGTGCTGATGCGTTTCTTCTGGCAGTGTACGGGTCAAGACTTCTGCATAATTCACCGATCGCACCATTCTAACAATCAAGAGAGTATCCCATGTTCAATAAATCATTCAAAGCACAGATAGCGGCAACAACGCCGTTTTGGTTTCACGAGGGCGAAGATCAGCGACACGGTGTCAGTATTAAGGCCGAGATCGAGACTGACTCGGCAGAGTTTCTCCGTGACTGCGTAGGAGATTACTCCGCCGTTGCAGACCTCTTCACCAGCACGACGCTCGTTGACGGTGATGTGGCGCTCAAGATCGTCGCTCGTAATGATCTTCAATTCAGCATTGCGGAGATGAGACCACGCTCGGTTAAGCTCACCGAACTCAGCATCCGGCCCGGTACGCGCATAACCATCAAACTCAAGGTGTCGGATATTCCGAAGGACATCATGGGTGATATTTGTTCTCAGCTCGGCGTCGAGACGGACATCACCATTTCAACCACACAAATGGATTTGCCTCTTGCTGAGAATGAGGGCAAGAAAGGGAAGAAGACGAAATGATACGCATACGCGACGAATGGACGGACCGGGAGGCGACGGTTGGTCGACAGGTCGTCGGTGCAATATTATTGGTTGCCGGGATCATCACGCTGATTGAGATGTATTTGAGGTCGTGATGGACAGCATAAATCCAATGATTTGATAACTGAATCGAAAAGGGGATTTGGAACGATCGTTGAACAATTGCAAATCCTCAAAGAAAAATGAAAGGAGAAATTGGAATGAGCAGACAGATGGAAGCAAGAGATGAGTTAAATCGACGGCGGCGTGAGGGAGAAATAGATCTACCCACCTATGAATATTTGCGTGGTTTGCTAGATGGCGTAAAGGCATTTGCTTTCTGGAAAGACGGCAAAGAATTTGTCGGCACGTCTGGTAATGAGCTGAATTCGGTGTTTGAGAAGATCGTAGGTAAACCGACAGACCCGAATGATAGCTTATTCGATTTACCGAAAGCAACCGATGACCTTAAAACACTCACATAGACAGACTGATGATTTAATCACCGAATCCAAGCGAGGGCATAAAGGAAGGGAAAGTTGAAGCCATGACCCCAGAACTTCAGAAAATTTTTGATAATGCCTACGATGAAATGTTGGCGAGCAATCCCGACGGATATATTTATTACGAGCAGGCCCAAAGACTTTTTGAACTTGCCATCCGCCATGCTACAGTGGCGGCGTTTGATGCGTGTCAGGACGAATTGATTTGTGAAGATGAACATGGGAGCGCACGTGTAATAGGACATCTCAAGTCTCAATTTCTCAAAGGAGAAGGAAGAGTAGATCAACTTTGAATAATTTAAATCTGAATACGCAACTTGATTGGAAGGAATCCCAAAATGAATAAACTGAACGCGTGTTGGTGTTGTGGCGAAGAATTATTGAAGGATGATAGAGGTTTTTGGTTACATTCGCGGAATGAACGATGTTACAACGATGGTCTGATTCTGCTTCCTGAACAAGTTATTTTGTGGAACTCCCGCCCTGATCCTTTCGCCGAACTGAGGAAGAAGATCGAAGAGAGAATCAAAAATACTGTGACGGAATTAGAATCGACAGAAAAACATTCACCGAATATGTTCGCTCGATGTGGAGAAATTCATGAACTGGAGTGGGTTCTCACCTTACTTGCAAAACCTATCAGGAGGGAAGATGAGTAGATTCTATCCAAATCACGAGGAGCGCAAATGCTACGAAGAAGGGCGAGAAGCTCAACGTCTTGGCCGTTATGATTACGACCATAGTGAGCATTCACGTTGTCCCTGCGATCAAGCATATTTCTATGGTCGCCGAGACGAACGACGTGCTGAAGAGAATCGCCGCGAGGAATGGGCACAAGAAGAACGCGAAGAACGCCGTGCTTATGAACGCCGACAAGAACAACGAGCAATGGATGAGGCTGAGTATAATGCTGTTATAAGCGATCAACGATATTATGATGCTATGAACAATCAGCAATATCCAGAACCCCCGATACCCGACCCCGAACCCCCGTCACCTCCCGAGAAGAAGCCACGACCTTCACTTCTTGTCAGGAACTATTCACAACAATAAATTGAAAGGATGGCCAGATGGACGCAAGTGGTAATATCCGAGACTTGAGGCATGGCGAGAAGCCGAAGCCGAACGAAATTCAGATTGATGGCCGGCCTAATCCGCACTGTCATGATTGTTACGGTCGCGGGTTTGTGCGTATGATAATACTGGAGAAAAAGCCGTGCCATTGCGTCAAGAAAAAAAAGGGAAAATGATGTGCATTTTATCTGAGATTCTTGTCCTCGCCGTGGCGGTGGTCTTCGTAGCCCCTGTTAGCTATTTCCTTTGGCGTTGGTTCTGGGATTTTGGGGGAACGAGATGAAGCATCCCTCGTGCGGTCATTCGAAATCCGGGCGCGGCATGTGCCCATCATCTCTAAGCTCAAGGAAGAGTTCGGGGCGGTGACAGGTATGAGCCTCCTTCTGTGTGGCGATGCTCTGGAGATGCTTAGGACGCTGCCAGATGAATCGATTCAGTGTTGTGTGACATCGCCTCCATATTGGGGATTGAGGGATTACGGTCATATTGGTCAGATCGGATTGGAGAAACACCCGGAGGAATATGTCGCAAAGATGGTGTTGGTATTCAGGGAGGTGAAACGAGTGCTGAGAAAGGACGGTGTGTTGTGGCTCAACCTCGCAGATTCTTACGCTGGCTCAGGGCGTGGGCGAGATGCGGACGGGATCTGGAATCCGGGACAGGGCGGATCGAAGCAGGAAACAAACGTGGGTGCAATTACTGGCCGCGCCGTTAATTCAAAATCTCTCTCTCGGGTGGCAATCGAAGGGGGAGCAATCGGCAACGCGTGGGTGAAACCGCCTCGAGGCTACAAAGCAAAAGACCTCTGCATGATCCCGGCCCGCGTTGCATTGGCATTACAAGCCGATGGTTGGTACTTGCGCCAAGATATAATTTGGGCGAAGCCGAACCCGATGCCAGAGAGTGTAACCGATAGGTGTACGAAGTCGCATGAGTACATATTCCTGCTCTCGAAGTCGGCAAGATATTACTACGACAATGCGGCGATCAAGCAGCCGATTACCGACTCGACCTCGTCGCGTCTCTCACAGGAAGGATCCGACCGCGTGCCGGGAAAGACAAACGGAAAGATGAAGGCGGTCCGCTTCGGTGGCAACAAAGCCGATGGTTACGGCTCCAGAATGTATTCGGGAAAGGAATGGATCCCAACACAGGGCGGAGGCGGGACTGGATTCGCGGGGCACAGCGGGAATACGCTTGCGGATGGGTCGGTCCTCGATACGGCAAATCGCCGCGACGTTTGGACAATCACGACCAAGCCTTTCTCTGGCGCACACTTCGCAACCTTCCCCCCGGAGATACCGATAATTTGTATCAAGGCAGGCTCGAAGGCGGGAGACATTGTTCTTGATCCTTTTGCAGGAAGTGGGACAACTCTTGAAGTTGCTAAACGATTAGGGAGGAGCTACATCGGTATAGAGCTCTCCGAAAAGTACGTGACAGAATTGATTAAGCCTCGCCTTGATGGGATTGATCCACTGTTCGCTGGTGAAATCTAATGAGAGATATTCCCTTTGTTGATCAGTGTGGCTTCATTGAATACCCGAAGTTCATCGACATCGTGAGCATTCTAGTTGGGAAGTTGCGAGACATTGTGGACACAGAGTTGGATGAGAAAGAAAACAGGTTCAAGCGTGGTGACAAGAGTGACTCCGTTAATCCACTGGGCGTGAGAGGAGAACTGATATTCCAGCACTATCTGTGGACTCTCAATGTACCCCATGAGAGCGCCCCCCTGTTGAGTAACCGCCCGATATCATCCTGCGACATAAAGGTCGGGGAGTTTGCTTTGGATGTCAAGACGGTCCGGAGTGATGCACCGGATTTACTGGTAAATGAGGAGGCGCACCTGAAAGCGAAGGGGATCACGCATTATGTGTTCATTCAGATTCAGAGACCAGGTCAAGCGAGGTATTGGATATACGCAAGGCACGATGTCTCGAAGTGGCAAGTTAAGAACGTAGGTTACTCGAACGCTTATTACCTTGAAATTGAGAAGATCAATAAACGACAGATGGAGGTTGCTGTATGAAGGCCCGGCCATGTACATACTGTGGTACAATGATCACAATGATCCAGACACTAAACAAGAAGTGGTCCCCGATTGAGCCGCAGTTTCAGAAAAGGATGGGATCGGCGCCGCTTGTGAAGGGAAAGTATTATGATGAGCAGGGAGAGATTTACGATGAGAGCGAGGTACCGAACGGTATCAAGGTGTGGAGGGCGCATTGGGGAGATTGCCCTGGTGCAAAGGAGGCAAAGAAGAAGGAGAATCTACTGTGAATGAATTGAAAACGCAATCGGGTCAGGCGCAAGTGTTTAAAGTAGGAGACTTGGTGAAATTTCACGATGCACTTTCTTCATCACCGCTGGGTGCGGTAGACAAAGTGATCGACGGCAAGCGAAGCTGTCAATTGGTCGACGTGATCTGGAAAGATCTGAGAGCTGGTAGGTACAGTTGTCAGAAAAGGATATCCTCGCGTCGATTGAGGAAATTGACAATGGTAGAGATGGAGGCAATCCTCGGAGGGAAAGAGCGGATGCAATAGATGAGCAATGCCGGAGGCAACAATCCATTGATAGTAGGTGCTAACCAGTTGAGTTCAATAGAGTTACGAAAAGGCGGCGACATAAATAACTAACGTTTCAAAGAAGTTATTTTTGTGATGTTGCCTCGGGAATGAACAAGATGTGAAGGGCTCACGATGATGGTGTAAAATAGTCCTTGACAAGAGCATGAAAACGGTGTATATTCCACGCCATGAAAAAGAATGGTAAGGCCAAGAAGTTCGACCTACCAAAGCCTTCCCCAGAAGGACAACAGACCCCTCCCCAAGAAGAAGCAACCGAAGAAATCAAGCGAGTTGTAGGATTCAGAGATGAATACGGACTCACAGTCCAACAACGGTCCTTCTGTGACCTATACATCCAATCCGAAGATCACAACGGATCGAAGTGCTATATGGAGGCATATCCAAATGTAACAGATCCAGATGTTGCTAAGGCTGCGGCATCAAGACTGTTAACTTATGTTAGCCTCCAAAATTATTTGGTGTCAAGGACGGAGTACATTTGTGAACACGTTGAACTCAGTCAGGAATGGTGTTTCCGGAATATCAAGTTGATAGCAGAACGCTGTTTGCAATTGGAGGAAATAAGAAACGCAGAGGGAGAGGTTGTTCGTGTCGCGTTCGATCCACACGGCGCGGCTGTAGCCACCAACATGATGATGAAGAATCTGGGGCTATATGCAGCAGACAAAACTCACAAACTTGAGATGAACGTAAATGGGAAAAACATTGCCACGGTTATTGCTGTCCCTGCTTTTGCTGACGATGTTGAGTCTGTGTCTGCAAGGGAGCTGGGAGACAATGGCAACGGCCAACAGTGACGAAGTAAGACTCGCGCCGTTCCCTGGTGGTCAGACCGACTACCTGCGTAGAGCGGAGTATGAAGTTCTCTTCGGCGGGGAGACGGGGCCAGGAAAGACGGCGATGCTTGTATTGGATGCTGCCGGCTATCAGTATGAATTCGGCAAGCTCGGGAAGAAGGCCGTTGACATTCCATCCTACCGTGCAGTACTTTTCCGTCGTAAAACAACCCACCTCGCGAAGCTGATTGATGAGGCTGACAAGTTCTACAAACCGTTCGGGGCTCAGTTCGTTTACCACCGCAAAGGCGATCCGGGCTCGTGTTATACCTTCCCGTACTGTCCCGAGTGTGACAAGATTTGTAAGGTGCCACATCATCGGCAGATCGAGGGCGCGAAGATATTCCTGTGTCACCTTGAGGATGAAAAGAACAAGTATGACCACGATGGGCAGGAATATCAGTTTGTCGGATTCGACGAACTCCAACAATTCACGATCACACAATTTCTGTATTTGCAATCGCGCTTACGATCAACAGTCCAATACTTGAGTTGTCGCGTGCGTGCGACGGCCATGCCAGTGGGATCGGGAGTCATCTGGGTGAAGAAGAGATATCGTCTGGATGAACCGCTGAAGAGGCGCTACTACACGCAGGGCGATCTGGAGCCGACGGTGAATCCTCGAGGTGTAGAAGTGGTGGCGACACATGAGGACGCACGAGCGCGGGTGTTTGTCCCCGGGTACCTGGAAGAGAATCTCGCAGTCAACAAGGCTGAATATCGGAGCAATGTCAAACTCCTGGGCAAGCGCTTCGAGAGAGCGATGTTGCACCACGATTGGGATGCGTTCAGCGGAGATTTCTTCAAGGAGTTTGATTTCACGACGGAATTGATTGACCCCTTCGTTATCCCAAAGGAGTGGAGACTGATATGTGCCGACGATCCTGGTTGGGGAGGAACGTGTGCTGCGGGTCTACTGGCACAGGATTTTACGGGGAAAGTATATCTGATCAGTACCTACTACGAGCGGGCCCGCCGGCCACAGGATAATGCCGAGGGGATTTCAAAGTTCTGGAAGAACTGTCGGTGGACCGCAGGGCGGGAGCCGGAGTTATTCGTTTCAGGTTTGGACGCATGGGCGAAAAAGGACAAAAACGCAATCCAAGCAGATGAGCGGACATTCGCCGATGTATTTTATGAACATGGGATGGTGCTGACGAAGGCCGTCACCGATCGGTACAACGGATGGGGAGCGATGCAGGCCCTCATGCCGGAGAACTTTTTCGTGTTCAAGGGTGAAAATGATCCATTCATTGATGAGTTGGTGTCGGCAGAGGCCGATGAGAATGACCAGCACGACATAAAGGGTAAGGGGAATGACCCACAGGTCATCGATCATGCTCTGGATTTTTGCAGGTACGGAATAATGTCACTTGATCGTGTCACGCCGACCACAGCCAAAACATTGGAAGAAGATTTCAATGCTGCTTTTGTGCGACAGTTCGAGCGAGAGCATATCGCGTTCGAGGGAGATGAAGATTTCAGAGTAGGACGTTTCACATGATGGATCTCGAGACAAAATATTCTATACAGGCAACCCTAATTGTAGCCGCGCTGGTGGTATTCATGCCAAGGCATGTGATTTATTATTTCCTCACGGCTCAGGACGGATACCCAGTAGTCAACGCCATGTTTGCGCTCGTCTTCGCATGGTGTGGAGTATATCAGTTGCTCATCTGGAGATTCCCAGAAGGTGTGAACAGAGTCCTTAGTATACTTGTGCGATTCCTTACTTTCCTTTTGTCGTTGGTGGTGATTCCACTTCGTAGGTTGAGGCGTTGATGGATCCCTACCGCTCACAAACCGACCTAACGGTGACTGAAAAGTATGCTCGGTTGCAGAATGCCTTCACACTTCTCTTGTCAAAGCATCAATCAATGAGGCGGGAGCAGGTACAGGGCTTGCGGTATGCGGTGGGACAGATCATTGATGAGGAGACAAAGGAAAAGCTCCGCAAGCAGGGCAGACCGATCCTCGAGTACCCCATTCCCCAACAAACCCTGCTGTACATTGCCGGCAAGATCAAGACCGATCTCCGAAAGCATAAGGCTGTCCCAACGCAGCAGGGAACCGAGGAACAGGCTGACATGGCAACGCAACGAAACGAGTGGGCAATGGAGATGAGCCGGGGTTACAAAGCTATGGCTACTGTCGGGATGCACTCAGCGATGGCAAAGCGCGGGGTGATCAATCTGTATTGGGATCTCGAGGATAACCCGGAGGGTGAGCCTGCGGTCGAATGGGTAGACCCACTGCTCGTCATGTTCGATCCCGACCCAGGTCAGGATAGGTTTGTGTGCTATTTCCCGATGCTCTCCTGTGAGGAGATCATTCGGAACCACCGGAAGTATCTGGATGAGGAGACCATCAGCCAACTCAGGCAGAAGGCGCGTGAGTACGAGCCCCGGATAGCGAACAATGAAAAACCTGTTTCATGGACAGAGCGCGTGAGCGGGGATGTGAGGCGAGTATGGCAGAGATTTAAGGGAATACCCGATAGTGCCACGACAATCAACGAGTGGATGGACTCGGCATCTGGATTGTACCGAACGATAGAATGGCACGACAGGCGCACGGAGGTCCACAAATTTGCCTATTCACCCATCACTCAGCAGCATGAAGAAATCCCGAAGGACAAACTGGACGATATTGAATACCACCAGTCTATACTCGCGCAACTGGACGAAAGCGGTATGCCGAAGTACCCGGACGGGTTCATCCATGAAATTCCGGTAGATGCGATCTGGTGTACGGGAATAGTACCGGCATTGCTGCCCGACAAGCTCCTATATGAAATCCCGCACGAAATACAGGGAGAGGGCTTCCAGTTCAAGAAGGTTGACTGTTACGACTGGCACCCCGACCCATTGGCAGTCCAATCAATTATGGACTCACTTGAGGCGCCAACGAAATTCTTTAATCACGAGAAAATGTCCTTGATGGCCTTAGTCGGCAGGGCGCTCAATCCCGGCGTGGATGCGGAGGAGGAATCTATTTCTCCGCTTGAGATTGACAACTGGAAGACGGGCGGGGATGGAATACTGAGATTCTTCAGGCGTGGCCGACCAGCTCCACAAGAGCGCCGGGTCCCGGTGGAAGCATTCAAACTCGTTCAGGTCATGGCTCAGAGCTCGCGGGAGATGATTGATTACCTATCTGGTGTGGCACAAAGCGCAAAAGGGTATCAGGAGTCCTCAGGCGAGAGCGGCGTGCTTTATAAGACCCGAGTAACCCAGACTGAGGTGATGATTGCATATTTCTTCGGGCAGCTGGAAGAGTTGGGACATGAGGTGTTCCTATACCTGGATCAGATGATGGACATTAAAATGACAGTCCCGCGTCAACTCTCAATGACGGGCGATCCCACAGGCCCAAAGTGGATGATGTTGAATACAATGCCAGGGAATTCCCTCGCCAACTATCAGTTCAATTACATCGTTGATCCTCGATCAGTGGGTGAATCACAGAGGGCTGAGAAGTTTCTGACGCTGGCACAGATGAGGGAGATAGTGCAACAAGACCCGATTCTATCTCTGTTTGTCGCGGGGTTGATGTCACAGTTTGTTGACATCCCCGAGGCCAAGCAACTGCAAGTGCTGATCGGACAGAGGATCCAGATGATGATGGGGGTGGAACAACAGAACATGAACCTGCAAAACATCGCCGGGAAACTCCAAACGGTGGCCAAGGTGAAAGAGTTGAAGGAAGGTCCGCGAAACGGTAAACCAGTGAAGAAAGCGGCATGACGGCAGAACAGGACAAAAAAGTGTTGGAGAAACTGGCCTGCGTGGTCAAGCAACTACCGGAGGATTATACTGGTCGACTTATGATTGGGATTGATTTTCAGTCTGGCGGGATTGGACGCAATGGAACAATAAGGGTCACGAAGGATGTACGGATCGTGCCAGTCGTAGGCGAGGTGAGTGCATGACGGAAGAACTAACATTGGAGTGTTCCGTATGTTTCAACTTTCTCAGTCCGGTGCCCAAGGAACTGCACGGAGGCGTTGTGATGGTCGAGCCGTGCAGGAAATGCTTAGAGGCCGAATATAAGAAGGGTTTTAATGCTGGTGTGGATTCCATGATCGTCAATGTAGAGATAGTACCAAACCCCAGCCCTTCGGCTGGAGGAACGGAGTTGAAGTAGAAACACCGCGCCGTGGAGCAACGGTAGCTCGTCGCGCTCATAACGCGAAGGTTGGCTGTTCAAATCAGTCCGGCGCTACAAAGTAAGACGACAAAAATACGGTTCACCGTTTGAAGCCCAGATAGGGTTTATCAAGCACGAAGCCGAATTGGAATGGTAAATGGAGACAGTAATAGCTCCAAGACCTTCTGGTTCGGCTTCCTCATTTTAGAGGAGAGACAAAGATGAAGATGATCAGTCAAGCAGAAGAAAGACCAAAAGATCATGCGATGGAGCCGTCAGCTAGTTCCAAAGGCCCCACGTACCCCGGCCTGTCACTCAAGAACGTCGCAGGGCTCGAAGGGAAGGCGCCCGGTGATGAGTGCATGGTCGTCTGCAAGGTCAGAGTGACATCAATCCAAGTCGGTAAGGATTACGGCGATGAGGCTGGCAAGGATAAGACAGTGACGACCCGGATGGATGTTCTTGAGGCTGGCACGAAGCCGTCCGGTGAGAAGAACCACGATGATTACGCCAAGGAAGGTTCGGAGAGCCGACTGGAGAAGGTGAAGGACATCATCAACAGCAGCAAGGGAGACGAGGATTAGCCATGCCGTCAGATCAAGTAATGGGCAAGTGGAAGGCCGGAGAACTTCATAGCGGGTCGAAACAGGGCCCAAAGGTGAAAGACAGAGACCAGGCCTTTGCGATCTTGATGAGTGAACGCCGCAAGGAACAGTCTGGCCATGATTATGGGAGGATCGAAGCAATGAAGAAAATACGCAACAAACCATCAATGTCACATTCAACGAGGTAGATATGGCAGATCAAACACCGGCAGAGAAAGCCGCAGAGATCATCGAAAAAACCCCCGAGGGGGAGCTCGAGCAGTCATCCGAAACAACCCAGCAGGCATCCCAAGAGGACAAGTCCGCTGAGACTTCGGACAAGGATGCTGAGGGCGGCGAGAAGCTCTACGCGGACGTTTTCAAAACGCCGGATATGCTGGAAAAGAGCACGATGGAGTTGGCGAAGACACTGAACATGTCGACGCTTAACCAGAAGGCTCTCCGCAATGCGATCGCAGAAGCCAAGGAGAGCAAGGATTTCTCCGAGGTTGAGGCGATTTACAAAGAGATGCAGGCCGAGCACACGCGGTCCAAGCAGAAATCCGATACCATAACTGAGAAGAAAGACGAAGTGGTAGAGGAACAGGAATACGCGCCTCTGTCGGAAGATGAGCGTGTCACCTATCTGCGAGGACAGGTCCTAAAGAGATTACGACAGGACCCACTCGTGGCGAAGTTCAGTCAGAAGGGCGTTGAATTCCCAAAGGCCGAGATCGGATCGTCGGAATGGGAAGACCAGATGCTCGAATTGGCAGACTCCAGCCCGGGGTTGCACTCGCTTCTTCAAAGCAGAGTAGTAGCATTGGCCCGTGAAGAGGTCAATTGGCTCGAGCAGTATGAGACCACGGCTACAGGCTCGAAGGAGGCGCGGAAAACGGCAGAGGATGAAGGCCGGAAATACCTCACTCAAATTAACACTGATCTCTCCATTGGGCTCACACCTGATGATATGGCTGGGATCATCTCCTCAGCACTCAAAGCGCAGGAATCCTTCAACAATCAATACGGAATTTCTGTCGCCAAGAAGAATGCTGTTGCGCTCTATTTCAACAACAACGTTCTCCACGGCAAGGTCAAGGCGATGATCGAGCAAGCGAAGACTGAGGGTGCGCTGGGTCAATCGAAAGCCCTACAGAAGATGAAAGAAGAAGCACAGCAGACCGCCGGCAAGTCGAAATTGTCCACCGAGGTGGACCGGAGGGGGAAAGATGCCCCGAAGTTCGATACGCATAAGGGCGCGGAGTCGGCGACACCAGAGCAGAGGGAGCGGAGAATTCAGGAAATCATCGGAAAGTTGGAAGACAAAGAGTAAAGGAACTCAAACACTATGAACGCATTCACAGTCGATTATAGCGCCGATCGTGAGTTCGTAACGATCGTGGAAACGGAGATGCGCGAGCAGATGTACTACGGCTCACGCTTCTCGGAGTTGATCGGGATGAACTTTGCAAAAACGATGGGGCGCGATAAGGAAGTGAAATCTCTCGGACCGGGACAGACGGAAACCTTGGTTGGCGCTCCTATTGAGAGCGTCAAGGGATTCAAGGACCGATCGGGCCTATTCATGGAGATTCCCTTCATCAGCCGGCTCAAGGAGCTGCCGGGCGCATTAGGAAACGCTCCTTTGAAGGGGACGGAAGAGACGGATCAATACTCCTTCTTGACCGTTCCGATTAACCGTTGGCGGAAATCGTATGCCCCGCCGATGGGGATGCAACGCCAGGCAACGAAATCCTGGAGGGCGTACCTCTGGGAAAGAGCGAGACCAAAGCTCACGCAGTACATTCAGGATTTCATGCCATCGAACTACCTGAGTGCCCTGCATTTCGGCGCCTCGCGTGAGATCGTCGCGCCCACAACGGCGCAAGGTCGCGGTATCACGCCCATCAGCCATCCCAATATGTTCGGGGCGGGTGTGGGGCAGGTCAGCTACTCCGGTGGACGTCCGGGATCGGCTGGTTACGAAACCTCGGTCGAGACCATGATAAACACGGTCAATTCGACCGCTACACAGTTCAAGATGAGTGTTGGGGCTCTGAGAGATTTCATCCAAAGCCTTCCGGAGCTCAAACTCAAGCCGCTCTCAAGCAAAAAGGGGAGACCACTTTACCCCGTGTTCATGCTGCCTACAGTATTCACGCAAATCCGAGCAAGCGATGACTACAAGGCATACGTGCAATCTCTGCGCGGAATGGTCATGGACGAACATCCTCTCGCTCATCTGGGAGAGGCGATCATCGATGGCGCCCTGATCATCACCGACATCACGCTCTGGTACGCATATAGCGCGGCCATGGGAGTTGATTCGGGTATTGCAGCGGCGGCACCAGAGTACGGCCCGCGTCCGACAGCGGCAGAACGAGTGCGAGGATTCAAGACAGGCAACACCATTGACCGTCTGGACAATGGTAATGTCGCTTGCACCTTCGCCTTGGGAGAGACAGCTCTTCTGATGGCGACAGGCGAAGAGGTTACATTCCACGAGCAGATCGAGGATTACGACGGCGTTCAGGGCACCGGGATTGATACAATCAAGTCGGTTGTCCGAGGCGAGACGTTCAATAAACTCGGTCTCATTACGCTCCCTGATGGTACGGTATTGGCAAAGGACGCATTCCACCAGAATACGGGCTCTGCCATGATGTTGTCGTACTCTCCGCGATCGAGAAGTTTTGGAGCGTAAGATGAAGACGACACTTCTCGTACTCGCGCTGTTGTGCATTTCAGTGACAATGCACGCTCAGGTGGTCCGTGTCTCGACTGACATCATTGTTGGGAAACACATTGCGAATTCCGCAGGTGATTCCGTTGTCAATATTGATGTCCCTTACAACGGCACGGCAATCTCAGGAATAACCGGGCTCTTTCCCGACAGTATCAGGTTGGTGTTCTCAGCGACCGATACCATCTCGGGAGTCCTGTGGTTCAAAGGCGCCTACGGTACTGGCACAACTTATTCACGTGACAGCATTGGGGTTGTCTTGACTACTGGCTCGGTAAGCACATCGGGGTACACGATCTCAGTAGACACTTGGAAGTACAAAAGTCTACTGGGGGTAGTGTATCTCGCAAAATCAAGCGGTAATGGTGTTCTCGCTGCTCGCAAGGTCTGGGTTCGAGTAGAACGATTCTTCACATCCAGATAGAAAGGAGAGAAAACCATGAGCGGAAAACAGATTCTAAATCGGGTTGTCGCTGCGATTGATGTCGCATTGACTTTGGGATACCCTGCCGGAGCAACAATTGAGATCGTGGAAGGACCAACGGGGATGTTTCACGACATCAATTACGCCGGGGCGCCGTCGACGTCGTTCCCCAATGCGCCTAATGCAAGCCGTCTCTACGATAACACGAACGCCGATCTTTGGATTAAGACAGGCGATGTGGGATCGGGGATCGACGGGACCTGGACCAAGGCCAGTCCGTAACCATCAATCACAATTCAATACCCGCCCTCGAGATGGGGGCGGGTATTATATCGAGAAAGGTAACAACATGAAACTCAGAGTAAATGTGCATGTCCCGATTCCTCACAAGGTATTGATCGGCGGGGTGGAAGTCTCTTTCGCGCCGGATGCCGAAGTGCCTGACGATTGGGGAACGGCGATGCTGAAGGATTTTCCGAATATCTACATCCAAGCAAAGGGCGACGCGGATTTGACGAAGTACCGCACGCGGGAGACATCATTGATCGCAGGCTTTCATGAGAAGTTCGATGCTCTGACGGAGGAGGAAAGAGTGAAGACACTGAAGTATATGGATGATCTTCAAGCCAAGCGCGTCAACGATGCGAAAGTGAAACAAGCGAAGGAAGAGGACGACAAGCGGAAAGCCTTGAGAGCAGAGGAAGAAGCTCAAGCCCGTGCCAAAAAGGAAGGCAGGGTGTAGCAATGAGACGAGTAATCATGGGGCTGATGTTATTCGTCGGTCTCTTTGTATCTGCCTCCGCTCAACTGACATCACCCGCATTAACGAGCATCATCCGGGAGGACTCAGCCACAGCCACGACAGTATTCTTGGCCGACAGTGTCTATCTCGGGTACCCGGACTATGAAAAATGGATACAAGTGGTGAATGACGGGAGTGTTGTTCTCTACTTCGCGCTGGGTAATGACACCGCTGCCGGAAAGTTCATAAGAGTCAAGAACGGCACAACAGAGAACGTGTTCACAATTTCACGTCTTTCACGCAACGTGAAATTTATTCGTTCGAGAGCTGTCTCCAGCACGTGTATAAGACGTGTGCGCTGGGGAATAGCCCGATAACATTCATTCAAAGGAGAGTAAGATGGACGAGAAATCTCAGGCAACTGCGAACTCGCAGGCGGCATTGATCAGATCAAGCGGGATGTTGGAATTGGCCAATGCTCACGGCTTTTATGAAATCGAGTGTTTCGATCGGTTCGGAAATCTGAAGTGGAAGGACATCGCGGTCAACGTGGTTACGACCGTTGGCAAAAATCTTGCCCTCGACACGTACCTTGCAGGAGCGGGCTACACCGTGACAGGTCCGTTTATCGGACTTATCAGTTCAGTGAGCTATACGACCGGTCCTGCGGCTGGCGACACTATGTCTGCTCATGGAGGCTGGACAGAAGCAGGGGGAACCAACGCTCCAACATACACCGCGCCAAGAAAGACAGCAGCATGGAGCGCGGCTTCCGGAGGTTCGAAAGCATTATCAGCAGCCGCTTCCTACGGAATCTTGACAACAGGGACGGTCAAGGGATGCTTCATGGTCTACGGAACAGGAGCCGTTTCGACGATCGACAACACGAGCGGGACATTATATAGCGCCGGTCTTTTCACTGGCGGTGACAAGGCGGTGGTTAATACCGACACACTGAATGTCTCATATACTGCCTCACTTTGAGGTGTAATATGAACGGGAACGGAGTAAAGCCGACAGTACAAGTCACGTTGACCTACGGATTGGCCGATGGGAAACTGACGATCTCTGGACCTATCCATGATCGGGGATTGATGAAGTTGATCCTAACGGAGGCAATGGATTTCATCCGAGAGATGCACCCGCTCAAACCAAAGGAACAACTCGTTACGCCAGTGAATATCATTGATCTGAACAAGAAGGAGTAGCTATGGACACTATGACAATGAGAGATGCGGGTATCACGCTTGATGATCTCATTGAACGTGAGCAGCAGTTTGTTCCGTTCGGACCGTTCTGGAGATCGAAGTACCTGGAGAAGGCACCGGAGAGCGTCAAGCAGCATTTCCGCATGGCGAAGAAATATCCGCATATCATGGGGGGGCGACAGGGCTACGATTCGATGGATGTCAACGACTGTCCGCCAGCTTCATTTACGGCGGTCACGGCCTCGGCGACAGAAACAAACCTCTGGACTCCGGCGATTTGGACTCCGATCCCCGCGAATGATATGAGAGCGGGGAAACTCTACAAGGTTTGCTTCGGCGGGATATTCACATCGACGGCTACGCAAGGTGTTCTTACATGGACTCCGCGCTTCGGGCAAAGTAGTACACCGGCAAGCAACATCACACTTGGAGCCTCAAATGCGACAGCACCGGCCGCGTCACTTACGGGTTCGGCTTGGTACGGTGAATTTACACTTGGGATTCGTTCGCTTGGCGTTGCGGCATCTGGTGCTACCGGGACTGGGAACGGTTTTGTTATTGTCCAAGGCGCGGCAGCGGCGACGGGAATCATGTACGTCATGGGCGGAACCGTGGCAACGACGCTCGATAATACGACCGCACAGGGATTGATCGTTTCCTTGACCATTTCAGTCGCCTCGCAATCTTACACTTGTCAATGGGTTGCACAGCGCTCGTTCAACTGAACATGTTGACGATTTACGACATGGTGCGGAAAGAAGAAGAATGTGGGGTTTTCTGGGGTCCATTCCGGAGGGAAATGGAATTGAAGAGATTACCGCGCCGAATTCGTCGCCAAATTCGTAATGATGGCATCGTCGGCTATCGTGTGAGTAAGGAAACGACCATGACAACCGAGAATCCTCCCGCGAACACCGCATCATTCAGCACGAGTGCTATTGAAAACAGACTCTACTCGCAGTGGATTTGGGGGAGTATTCCTATCAACGATCCAGAGCCAGGGACTTACTACGAGATAAGTTGTGGGGGAGTCTATGGCACGAGGGCGACCAGTGTTGGTACAATTACTATCCGGGCACGGTGGGGTGCAATACAAAATGTGGGCAGTAATACGCTTCTGGCGACCTCAAACGCACTAACGCCAGCAGCGAGCCTATCTGCCGTACCCTGGATTGCGCAAATTCGTACAACCATCCGACGGGTTGATATTGAGACTGCAGCCGGGACCGGTCTTTGTTCTACCGATGGGTGGTTGTTTAGATATGACGGTTCATCGGTAACAGGAGCAATGCACGAGATCGAGTCTTCCACCGACGACGCGATCGACACAACTATCGCAGGCGGACTTCTCTTGACTTGGCAATTCTCAAGTTCAAACGTTGCGAACACCTGTACCTGTCAGTGGCTATGCTTTAGGCAGGGCAACTGATGAGACGCATTTTATTCATACCTGGCAAGGCGGGCGATCTGAAAGAGCCGTGGAGAATTTACAAACCTCTCATTCTACCTGCCACATATACCGATAGCATCGCCGAATCGACTTCGGCCACCGAGACCAGCGATGCCACGGGGACTTACGCTGCCGCTACCACAGAAGCCGCGAGCGCAACTGAAGCAAACAGCGTTCTTCTCATTACTCTCTCTGCTATAACAGAAGCTACTTCCGCATCAGAATCAACTGATGCCACGAGAATTTATGTTGCCGATATCACCGAAGCGACATCGGCAACGGAGACGGAGGATAGGACTCTCACTCTTGCCGCCGCGATAACAGAAGCCCTCAGTTCTTCAGAAGCGGAGAGCGTGACCCTTGTTACCCTTTCAAGTATCACTGAATCTGCGAGTGCTACAGAAACGCCTACTGATCTATTGACGACACTGGCATCTGTAAGCGAGGCTTCGTCGAGTGCTGAGTCGGTCAATGCTACAAATGTTCTTGTGGCAGACATTACGGAAGCGAGCTCATCAACAGAAGTAGAGAGTGCGCTTCTAATCGCGGTGGCTGAGAGGACAGAAGCGGTATCGGCATCGGAGACAGAAGACGCGCTTCTCATACAAAGTGCAAGCATTTCAGAATCAGTAAGCGCCGCTGAAACAAGTGATGAGACGCTCGTTACTCTCGCTGATCAAGTAGAAGCAATTTCCGCAGCGGAGGCTGATTCAGCCGTATTGGATATTGCGGCGGCAATCACCGAATCTGGGACTGGCGCAGAAAGCGAAAGTGCCGCTCTCATCGTGGCCGTCTCGATAAGCGAATCAGTTTCAGCCACAGATGTTGAGGACGGTCTAAGGATTGTTGATAACCAGATAGCAGAATCAATTACGGCGAACGAGAGTTCGGATGGCATCGCCATCCAAAATGCGGAGCTGATCGAAACTGCGTCAGTGACAGAATCCACAAATGGTCTGGTAATAGTGGTAGCGTCAGTTACCGAATCGGCCAATAGCACAGAGGTAGAGGATGGCAGCCGAGTCATGGAGCTCGCCATAACTGAATCTGCGACCGCGGGCGACGTATCGAATGGTGATGTCGGAGTAATCACAGCTGATGTCACAGAATCGGCCACGGCGACAGATAGTCCGGATGCCCTCAGGATTGTTGACAACGCCACAGCGGAATCGGCCAGTGCGATTGATAGCTCGAATGGGCTCGCTATCCGGGATGTGGCGATCACTGAAAGCACTTCATCAAACGATGCCACCAATGGTCTGATTGTAGCGGTAGCGACCATCACCGAATCAGGTAGTGCTACGGAAAGCACGGATGGCGCCGTCCCGAGCAATGTTGTGGAGGCCGTGAGCGCCGCTGAGAGCGTGTCTGCTCTGGTTATTCGGTTCGCGTCAATAACAGAATCATCCACTGCTATAAGCACTCAGGGCTCTGCGGGTAATATTTTCCATGCGGATCAATTGGAAGTAGCAGCGCTTTTGGATGTATGCAATGTGATCATTGCCTTTGAGCGAGCACTCGAGGCCGTTGTCTTAAAGGACTTGGCCGGCATTCTTGCGAATGTGGGCATTCAAAGTGAGATTGCGGCGGACGTCACTCAGGAAGAGATCGAGTTGTATGTATACTCCGACATTATCCTTCCGAGTTTAGACACCGTATCCGTGAGAATAATGATTGATGAGCCGACTATTTGGGCTATGATTGAAGAGCGGGTGATGCAGGGAAATCTGCCGCACGCGCCAATAAAACAAGTTGTCAAACCTTCAATTGACGAATTGATCCTGCTATGAAACTTACCCTTGGTCTGAACGACGTCGGGATCCCCGTTCGATTGACGGTCGTTGATTCTTTGCAGCAGCCCATAAACATCTCGGCTGCGACAACGAAGGAATACAGGTTTCTCAAACCAAGCGGGGCGAAGATAGCAGTGGCCGCAACCTTCATCACGAATGGTGTCGACGGAAAGCTCACAGCGAAAACGCCGTCTGGCCTTTGCGACCAAGAAGGGGATTTCAAGGTCCAGGTACACGTAGTTATTCCCCCAGATGAAGACTGGGGAACAACAGCTATAGACTTTGATGTCGTCGATTTCTTAACGAAGAAGGTGTAAAATGATGCTCTCTGATATTCCGATTTCCGATTTCATTAAAGAGCTTGACGAAGATGAGGATGCGAAAGCCCTGGCAACCTCAGAAGAGATAGAAGTCATCAACGCATCGGGGCAGGAAGCGTGTACGATCTATTTCAATAACAAAAGGACAAACTGGAAGAAGACGAACCTTGCATCTCCAGTCGCTGGGATTTCAGTCGGTCAAGATGAACGAAGGGGATTCGGCACAGCATCGATCAATGGTACATTCATACCATTCTCGTCGCTTTATTCGTTGCCTTACTTACTCTCTGTCCAGGGTTACAAGAATGGGCAAGAATATGGGGTTGGATTCTTTGATCAAACACTGTTGGACACTCGGGCAACGAACGGATTCTATGCCTATGCTGCTGAAGACGGTGTCACGATTGAATATCGCGCATCTAAACCGTTGTAGGAGACAGATCAAATGAGAAAAACAATCCAATTCCTAATGTTGATATTTTTATTTGGATGTCCGGTATTCGCTCAACTCAATCCGACATACAAAACGGTAACAGCGACAAAATCTCTCATCAGCGACACTTCCAAAGCCATAACGATGTATCAGAAGTTCGCATCAAAGACCGTGAATCTTGAAACCTTTGACTTTAAGAAAACCGGAGTATTCCGTAACTGGGTCGTATTCCAAGATACGGTCACTCTTGGGAATGTGGTTGATATTTATCTCACGCGGGCTGAAGTTCATAAGAATCTATACCTCTATAATCCACTGACGGATCTTGCATCGCCCTCGTTGATATTTAAGCAGCCAAACAGTCTAACAACTGGAACTGACAGTGTTAGTATCTCAATGGTCAATTCGCCTTTGGGTGTAAAAGCGCTGAACATGAGTCATCCTATCCAATTCACCGAATTTTCAAGTAGCGGTCTAACTGGTCTGGCGCGTTTACTAACGATGAATGGCGATACCATCATCACAAAAGGTCAGACTAATAAGATTTCCAGAATATATCCCGTTGACGCAACAAGTGGGCAGGTCTTAAAATGGACGGGTTCGGTCTGGGCCCCTGGAACGGATGTGACCGGCGGAGGTGGTGGAGGCGCGGCATTCATTCGCATCAGAAATGAGAGTGGAAGTTTCTCCAATTATCCAGATAGTTCAATTCGTGTGGATTCCAATTTCGCATTGAGTGCGAATGAACCATATGAGGTGACAATAAGACCAATCCAACCAATCACAACGCTTTCAAGTCCGACATTTGTAAATGGCATTTACACAGGCACGCTGATCTCCGGGGCGCATAGGGCAACCGGATTGAGTGTGTTTGATAGTCTTCAGATTACGGGTTCTCCGGCTGCTGTTGGGACAGCACCACTCTATGTTGATAACAACAGTGGAAGTGCGAACGGTTCAATAGCAATCTTCAAGGGTCAGGGTACGAAATGGTTTGATGTCAGAGCAAACGGTAGGGTAAGGATCGGAGATCCAACATCCCTTGATTCGCAGTTGACGGTCAAACTGGGCGGGCATGTCGAACGTGGGTTCTTAGTAGATGGTGCGACAACATTAACTGGGATAGTATCAACTGGGAATTTGACATCAACGGGATCTGTAACGGCACAAAGTTTTGGTCTACATAATCTATCTTTTTCTGGCACGACAAATTTCACCCAGACCTCAATCGGCACAATGACGATTTCAAATACTGGCGGAATTTACCTTAACACACCTTTGATAGGATTTCAGAACGGGTCTTTTATTCAAACCGATGTCCAGGATGTTTTGACGGGGAATAGAACAATCCATAGACCAGATAACTCTGGAGTCTATGCAGTCGGTGCGATCTCGCCACTGTTCTTGTCATCAACCGGTATCCTGAGCGTAACCGGTGGTCTCATAACCTCCTTAAGCGGACTTACGGCATCAGTTCAGACATTCTCAGTTGGTTCTTCTGGAACAACGCCGAACATAGTTTCGTCTGTGGCTAATCATCAATTCAATTTCCCGCTTGCAGCTGCTGGTGTTACGAGTGGCACTATTAACAATGTCGCGCAAACGATTACTGGCCCCAAGACAATGAGTTCTCCGTTCACAACTAAGGCGCGAAATCTCGCGCCACTGGTGTATACCGACCCCGTATTGACTGTGGCGATACTTGATACATCCGCGGAATTTATCGTATTAGATCCATCAGTCCAGGCTGTTAATCAGACCGTGCTTTTACCCTCCGTCTCAGGTCGAGCTGGTAGAACATATATATTCTCTCGTTACGAGGGATCAGCAACATCTTTGACTTTGACAATCGTGCCAAACGGATTGGAGAAAATTGATGGTAAGACGTCGATTGTGCTCACGGACAATTTTGATTATGTACGCCTAATTACCGATGGGAATGTTGGCATTGGATGGAGGATCGTCGGCGCTCAATTGGACGGGGCGTCGTATTCCGTAACAGACAGTTTGAAGCTGACGGCTGCCGTAGCCTATATCTCCGCAGCATCGGACAGTGTTTTCTTTTCAATTCCGGGTTTCGATTCAACGAAAGGTTGGGTAGGCGGAGCGACATACACTGATGCGAGAATGAGTCAACTTCCGTTGCCGACTCCACAACTCATCAAGCGTCCGGGTGGTATCTCGATTAGAGCCAACTACGACTGGACGATTGACAATGTTGAGATCAGTTTTCTTTACAAATTGAAGAAATAATGGAGAGACTATGAGACGACTAATTTTGATACTGTTATTCCTTTCGAGTTCTTTTGCAGCGGCACAGACGCTACAAAGCACCGATAGCTTTGACACAACCGTGACCGCCAACATCAACGGAAGAAGAAAATGGCTGGGTGCAGGCGGTACTGGCCTTTATATCCAAACGAATGGCGATAGTACGATCATGGCCTTCTCCGCGACCGCAGGAACCTACGCTGCCGCCGCGTGGGATTCCCTCATAACCGGGCCCTCTATGTTTCAAATGAGGGTTGCCAGTTTGGGCAGCATAACAAGCGGTCCAGCCTTCTATTTTTATTCCTATGTGCCCGGATTTGTATTCACCAACTGGACTGGTTATCGTATCCAATGGATCCACGATGGCCCGCCGGATCATCTTCAGATAGAACGCGTAACCGGCGGGACCACAAGGGTCATTCTTGGCACAATATCAAGATCACTTGCTGTCAATGATACAATTCGGATGTACGAGCATGGTGCTAACTGGCGTTCTGTTACGTTGGTTCGAGCCGGGGTTACACTCGATTCACTTGCGGTGAGAGATACCATTTACAACTATAACGTGACGAATGGACGTTGGGGGATACGTGGTTGGTGGTACAGCACCGGAGTACAGAGAATGGATGACATGGCAATTTACGGCTTACCACTGCCTCCGACTCGTGACACGGTGCCGCCCGTGATCGTCACGCTACAAGAACAACCAACAAACCCGGATTCGACAAAGACTATTCTTATCAATCTCCGAGCTACGGATGTCTATGGGCTTGATAGTCTCTATATCCGCTTTGGCACAGCGGAAACAGGAACTATGGGTGACAGTCTTGTGCTCAAATGCGGCACGACAAAAGATACGACGCTAACACTCACTCTGACTCCAAAGCGCACAGGCCTTTACATTTATCAAGCGCGAGTCAGAGATGATACTGGAAATGTCACGACTTCCTCGACTCTCCAGTTTCAAGTGTTCCCAAAAATCTTGACGATTCACAGATTGTACGATGACTTTGATACCCTGGCAACACCAACGGTCTCTGGTGTGAGAAAGAAATACGTCAATCTTACTAATCAAAGTGGTTCCAGTGCCACCATGCAGATCAATGCTGATTCCACAATATCTCCGCGAAACCTTTCCGCTGGAGTATTCCCTGGAGCCGTAGCAATAGATTCGTTGCTCTCGGGCAGAGTTGTAGTCGGATTCATACTCAAACAAAAAGGAGACCTCCAGGACAATTCCGCTTATATCTATCTCAGGATGAGTGGAAAAGACTTTGCGACCAGCACCGGGTATCGTCTCAAGATATTGAATCAACCAGTGGGTACGGGGACTGGGATAGATATTCTTGAGATTGACAATGTGACTCCACCGAATAACAGTCTTTTGGTGTCCAAACAAATCGAATTTGCAAATGGGGATACGATCTATTTTAAGACTTATACCGGTACCAATGCGTTGGTTGGACTTGTGAGAGGCACACGGAGCGGAGTCCCGTTCGCCGATTCTATCACCGCGATTGGCAACTCCTATACTCCAGCATCATGGTATGCATGGATACGGGCTTTTGTCGAACCGACCACAACGAAGATCGACAATTTGTACCTTGACACGCTCGCCGGTCCACCTCCACCGCCAGTTACGACAAGGGATACTATTCCTCCAGTGTTTCTCTCGAAGGGCCTCAGCGCGAGTCTTATTGATACAAGCCTTAAGTTTAACGTCTCGGCAAGAATTATAGACGATACGGTCAGTTATTTCTATTCTCATATTCCTTCCCATGGTTTGGATTCGATCTGGATGGGCATATACACTGTTCCGACGAATACTTTGTACGAACAGAAGGGTTGGAAGATCAGCAATGTTTATGCGACAAGTTTCGACACGACGGTCTATTCTGATTCCGTGAAGAGACCAAGCGGTATTTACAAGGTTCGTTTCTGGACAAGAGATGATTCCGGGAACGTGGCAACAGATTCGATGCAATTCAATGTTGCGCTTGGCGGCGCAAGATGGTTGACGACCTATTACAATACATGGCAGATGCAGACGGGTGGCCCGTACTATTCTCTACAACCCTGGAAAATCAATTGGGCTGGCATTACCCATGTCATAGAAGGCGGGAATCCAAACATTCAGGCGACCTATCCATTCCTCACACTCTTCGCTGGAGGGGTGGCAGGTGATTCATTGGAATGGGCCTATGGTTCACAGAGGAATCCAGCTATTGCTATGAGGGACAGCCTTATCAAGTATGCACACTTGCAGGGAACAAAAGTTCTTCAACAGATCGTCGCTATTGGTTCTGGTGGTACAGCATTGAACACGATTACCTTAGACAGTGCTACCACCGAATCCATGTGTCGAAGAATCGCGCAGTTCGTTCAACTTCACGGTTTTGACGGTGTAGATATAAACTGGGAGACAAGCCTCGGGACAAAAACTCAAACATCGTTACTGTTCCGTCGGATGAGAGCGAATCTTGATGCTATCACAACGGGGAGTGGTGGACGCGCAACAATTCATATATCCCCCTTGTCCGGTGGATGGGGAAGTTATGATGCCGCAGTCGCCAATGTGACGTTGGATCAGATTGATCCGCAACTTTACGATATGTCGGCAGCGTGGGGTGGAAGCTATAACGTCAACTGGTTTTTGAACCCACTTCATAAGGGAACCACCTATGCGGTCTTCAATGGAGAAGCATACGACACTCGTGGGCCATTGCAATGGGTGGCGAATGGCTTCAAGAAAAACATCATGGGTTCACTCATGGCTGTGATGGGTAGAAACTTTGTGGGCTCCGATGTTCTCTTTGGAGGTCCGTATGCCGGATGGGGTCAGGACATGGTACATTTTCAGAATGTTAGCATTCTAAAGGGTCAAGGTTACGCTGAGACCTATGACACTGCAAGGCACGCCCACACGATTCATGGGACAGCCACGGCGAATTATAGTAATCGTAACATGACACTAACCGCTGGTGATAAGTTTTGGTTCACCTTTCAAGACCCGCGAGACATTCCAGATCAGGTCCAATGGATTAAAGATAATGGGTTCGGTGGGATCGGTCTCTATGATATGACGGCGGACATGGTGAACACAGCTCCATACGGTCAGACCAATCCAATCATCAATGCCTTTATCAATGCTCTTGGAAATAGTCTCATCATACAGGCACCGGCGACCCCTGTTCCAAACACCATTGCGGGCGATCCAAATAATCAGCCGAAGACGAACATACAACTCTCGTGGTCGGAGCCATCCGGGGCAACCGGCTATCATTTCACTCTGAGTACGGACAGTTTATTCCTTGCGCCAAATATTATTGATGAACAGAATTATCCGACGGCATCTATTTTTGTCGGTAGCAATCCATATCCGTCCCTGGGTTACTCGACACGCTACTATTGGAGAGTTGCTGCCGTTAATATAGCGGGGTCGAGCGGATTCTCCTCAGTGCAGACTTTCAAAATCCAGGCAGATCCGAATGTAGCAATCTTCGTTCCGCCAATTCCGGTCTTGGTGACCCCAGCCAATAATGCGACTAACCAACAGACAACATTGATCTTAACTGTTTCCAAGGCGGGGGCCGGGGATACGGTCACTTCCTTCAACATCAAAATGGCAAGTGATACCAATTTTGTCAGCGTGATCTTGGATGATAGTCTGATCTCTTTGCCAGTGGGACAGACTTCTGCCTCGCGTACTGTTACGAGTCTTTCACAAGGGACCGCTTATTATTGGAAAGCGCGAGCCAGAAATGTGGTCGGATACAGTGCGTTCACTGCCTTCCGCAAATTTACCACAGCGGTGGCGGCACAAATTGTAGCGTTTAAGATAGGTAACGAATTGGTATTCGATCCAACACAACCTGGGTTCGCTCTTCGAACGCCGGTGCGTCGTTCTCTCACGGATGTTGATCCATCGCTCTGGACACTGCCGGATTCCAATGAAGTTGGCTGGTACGGTCGCGGTTTCATTCTGAGAGACGGAAGAAAATTTGATCTGACTTCCGCCGTCTCTGGGATGAATTACCAGCAGATCATCGCTGAACTGAATAAGACGAACCCGACATGGACAAACTACAATGTCTTTGCGGGTGGTCTCTCAATCAGTTATGCCGGTAATACGCTTGCCACCTTTGATGGGAATGGTGCCACGCTAACAAATCTCAGTGTCAATGCTCCGGCAAGATTCAACGGCTTGACGACCTTGGCAGGCGGTGTTGTCCTCGACAGTATCATTGCCTCCATTCCTTCGGTGGGGATCATCCTACGGAGCAATCAATTATATTTTTCCGACGGCGGCAATAAAGCTCTGTCTATGATAAATGCCGTGACGACACCCGGAGATACCCTAACCATTATAGGACAACGTGGTGGTTTTAATCAGCGCGGTGGGAATTTGGTACTCTGGGGCGGGAGTGGTTTTAACTCCGGCCAGGGGGGTGATCTTATCCTCCGAGGTGGCAAGGATGGTGGATTGAATAGCGGATGGGGTAAAACTATCATTCAAGGTACGTTCCAGTTCATCAACGGCAATCAGGGCGCTGGTAAGTATCTCACATCAGATGCCTCCGGCAATATTGATTTCACGAGTACATCTGGTTCGCTCGCCGATTCGACGCGGAAAGTCCCATCCCTGAAAGACTTTTACAGATTTGCCGAGGATTGGAATGTAACGGGAACTGGGGGTTTTAGCGTTGCTGGTACAAATTCCAACACGTTCGACAATAGATGGGTTGCCGTTCTCGGCGGAGCAGCTCACAGTGGGAATATCATCACCGTTGACATAGATACCGTGGGAGTTGTTGATAGCAGCGAATGTTCAATCGTCAAATTTACGATGGGCGGCGTAGACTCTACAATGGGTACGGGCGTAGTGGCAACCCTGATCCCATCCGGACGGGGAAGTACAACAAAAAATAGTTTGTATCTGAGGAAAATGGGTCTCACAATGAACGTCAAGTTCAGTATGCCGGCTACTACGGCTGGTATGGATTCAGATGGAGTGATTTGGGGATTCACCGGAAGTACAACGGACGGCGAAGATTATAGCAATACAAACAGTGCGGGAGTTTACTTGCAATATGCGAACAAACTTGCCGGTGGTTCACAAGACAGTATCTATGCTGTTGTGGCGAGCGGAAGCGCAAAGACCAAGAAGGGAACGATAAAGCCAACAACCTCTCAGACTATCACTTCATCTATTTGGATCAGCGCCACTGGTTTTAACTTTAAAGTCAACTCAACGATAATTACAATACCATGGTCGGATGCCAACGTACCAAGTACCACTCAACGAGCGACTCCCATACTTTCAACGATCCAATATGGGCAAGCAACGTCCGGAAAAGTCTTTAGACATTACTACTACGAGTATTATTTTCCAACTTCACGATGAAGCCCTACATTGACATATTCCTCTCTCGCCCCGGCCTTGTCCTGATTCTCGGCGCAGGCATGTTGTTCCTGTCGTGGAGTTCGGCGCATCTCATTGCGTTCATATTCATCTACACCGCTTACGATGTCTTGGGTTTTAGAGACATAGACCAGGGACGCGGGAGTGAAGAATACCGGATCATTCAAGGCATGTTCAAGATTGCCATCCTTGCCGTAGTCGGTTTTCTTACTGGTTGGTTAACCGTAGCGGCCTGCGTCGTGGCGTGGTATCTACTCGCGTGCGATGTTCTCTACTATTGGTGTATCGCAACTCCACTGGATGATTTTACATGGTTCTTGGGTAGCCCCGTACCTTTCGTCTACAATGTTGTATTCAAGGTCCCGGCCCCGGCTTGGGCGGTGCGAATTTCCGCAATTGTGGGAACGATAATTGGCCTCTTCTTAATAATCAATTATGGATAAGATCAGACATGAATGGAGATTCCCCTGTTACGTGGCACGACTTCCAAAAGCACTTGGAAAGCTCGTCACAAATGGCCGACGAAGGCTTCCAGCGTCTTACAACCGTTGAAGTGGAAGTGAAACAGATCAAGATCACAGTCCAAGATAACGGTGAACAGATACGTGCTCTTCAGAAAACGGTCTGGATGGCATCCGGTATGATTGTGGCGATTGTCACCCTCGTACAATTAGTGGTAAACGCGCTGAAATAATCATGTAGATAGATTCCGTGGACTCTCTCAAGAAAATACTGATGTGGGTTATTGTTTCGATCGACGGACTGGGTTTCGTGCTTGGATTTTATCTCGTCTTGCACGGCATGTTTCATCCCACGGATCATACGGGTCATGCGGAAGTCTCAATCCCATTTATTGGCTCACTTAGTGGTAGCGAGCCAATGGTGATGATCTTTAGTGGATTTGGCTTCATGGTCATCTTCGGCGCTCACTTGTTCAAACTGTACAAAGGTCTGACGTGGAAAGCTGTTGCGATAGAAGGGACTGGACAAGTCAAGCGTTGGAGCTCGAGGATAACTGAGGCTGGGAAACAAATAGCACGTCTGAAAAGGCAAAACAGGAAAGGAGAATAATGTGGCTGCGTTTGGTAATGCGATTAGCGATTTTCAAGTAGTAGCACAATCTTCCTACGGGTATATCATCGCAATCGATCTCTCGGCAAATCGGATGCGCCAGGTAACTCAACTCCAGATGATGACTGCCTCTCTCGTATTTGGAACGCCGATCATTAGTCCCGTCAATATCGAGGTCCTGCTCGGGTATCTTGCCTCATCCGCGGCGCCATCGGTTGCATTCACGCAGACGAACACAACACTCTACGTGTTCATTAAGGCAACGTCTTACCCGATTGCAAATGCGAATCGGATCGGGTTATTCTATGATGCGAATTACACCCCGGGTGAGTTAACCACAGATACCCTTGACATTCCGGTGGAAGCGAGGGGATTGCTTCGAGCCCTTACACTGAAGAACATCAAGGTCAATGCAGGCAAAAGGATCGAGTTCGATGTTTCTCAAGCGATCGTCAGAGAAAAACGAAAACTGGGGCTGACCTAAGATGGGAAGAACGGACATTATTATCAGCAAGCTCGTTCGGCGGCTCAAGGGACTCAAAGTTGACCCGATGCCTCGGACGGATGAACTGTTGTCACTGCTTAGTGATGCTCAGCTTGAGGTGGCCCAACGTGGACTTGCAATAAAAGCGGAGATCACATTTTACACCGAAGCCGCAGAGGATGTTTATGACCTTGGTACAAAGATTTTTCGGATTCGTAAACTCATTGAGCCAACGACATGGACAACTCCCGTAGAAATCATCAACAACGAAGAGAGATGGAGTGAGATTGTACGTTCACAGTCCTTGGGTGAGGTGACGCCGCAACCACTTTATGCAACGGTCTGGAATGGCCGCCTGAAGTTCTGGCCAACTCCAACTGTAACGGGAGAAGAGATTGAAGTTTTTCTCTATCTTTTGCCTTCGAGATTGATTGATGAGGGAACAGACCCGGAGGTTGATCTTACGTGGGACAACTGCCTTGAGTATGGAGTCTTAGATGATCTCATGGGTGGAGATTGGACGGTGAAATACGAAAATGAGTTATCACGGCTCGGACAGCAGAACATAAGAGAAGCACTTGCTCCGACGCGCATCAAACACTGGTCAGAAATCGGGTTTTAAATGGCCACTACACGGTTCAACAATAACATCCTTCTTGCGGCACGCCGATTACAGGACGTGCGTACTGATCCATCACCTACGGGTGACAGTGGACGACGGCACAAGAGCGCCCTGTTACAGGATTACCAGAACAGAGCCATCCGAGAGATCATTTTCGATGCGTATAAGAGTCTCGGACGGGGCTTCGGAAGCATGATCCCTGAGTACGTGAGGACGAGCGGGATATTGACTGTCTCAGGGGCACAGGCGACACGTCCGGCGGACTCTTGGATCGTAACGGAGTTGATCGACAGTGCGAAAACGCTGAAATTCGTGCCTATTTCGGATGATGAAGTTTTTGACGTGACGGTTGGGAAGAGAACATTGATTGTCCCGAGTAATAGTCGCCCGTGCTTCTATCAGGAAGGGGATAAAGTTGTTATTCTGCCTTCATCGACATCAATCACCGGCGTAATAGCCAGATATATCCGGGTTCATCAGGATATCGTCGTCAATACATCGTTGTCAACGGATGGCAATTACCTTCTCACTGCTCCAGCCGCGTGGACCGCTGCTACACGCCAATTGACAGCGACAATGGGCTTTCCTTTCGCTATTGCGGATATCAATAAGCTGATTATGTTCAAAAATGCCGGGATTGTCTATTCAGGACGAATAGAGGCATGGATATCAGCGGTCATCGTGACAGTTATTGGTGACGGCCTGCCCACAGGGAACCTTGCAGCGGTTGACACAGTGCTTGTTGGGGACAATTCACCCGATGCGTCGGATCTCATTTTGAAAGCCACATGGGATTCTGTTATTGTCGACAAGATGGTGCAATATGCCACGCTTGATGCCGTGAGGAATAAGGATGCCTGAGCCCCTGCAGACAATAATTCATAAGGAGTTTCTCGGGCTCAGGTCGAGTATTGCCGATCCCCCGTCGAACTCCGCAAAGAATATGTCCAACCTGGTTCTTCACCGGAGGCGGGGAATCCTCGAACAGGCAGACGGTTACGGATTGAAATTCCCCGATGGAGTAACGGATCTCCCGCAAGTAACCGATGCGACAAAGCCGAACTACATTGATCCCGCCATTCACAAGATCACCGCGCTTACGTGGGAGAACATCCACAACTTCTTCGTACCGGATCATGGTGGACGAAACATCACTGTCGCCGTGGGGAAATACACAAAGGCGAGTTTCTTCCCAATCAGTCTAAGCACAGATCAGTTCGGTATCTGGGTGAGACCATGGTATGACTCAGTGCAGGAGTTGTGGTCGGATGATCCGGGGTGGAATGCCACATTGCCGCGCTGGCAAGAACTCACAGAGTTTCAAGTGTTTGAGCTGTTGGGCCTTCAGAACGGAAGCGTTTTCACTCTACAAGTAGACGGTGTCACATTCGCAAACGACACAAGCATCGGAATATCCGGATGGATCAACTTTGTCAATGCAAAGCTCGATGATAGTATTGCCACCTATTGTTGGGTGGATGATGACAATAGAGCGTCTAATTATTTAATGGTCGGCGGAATTAACTTGGCCACCCTTCTCCCCGCCGGATCAACCATTGCAGGAATTGAAGTTTACATCAAACGCAGACGAAGCGTCGGCAACAACCGCGAATTCATAGATGTCGCGCGACTCACCAAAAATGGTGTTTTGGCCGGCCCTCAGAAGAACGGTTCTTTGTGGCCGGAGACTTATGAGACATTCCGTTACGGTAGTCCAACCGATAATTGGAATGCGGGGATCACGCAAGCGGACACTCTGGGTGTTGCGATATCGGGAGGCTACCTTGCAGGTCGGCATCTTTCAACGACTGCCGAAATTGACCACGTTTATTTTAAGATATACTATTATTCGGGGAGCGATGCTTTTAGGTTGACCGTCAACACTACCGGTACAAAATATCGCTTCCGCGAGATCGACGTAATTAACAAGGTGTTCAATGACGATTACTTCAAGGATTGGACGTTGGTGTATAACCAGTTGGAGGATTCGGAGAACTACGACCTTATTCGTAATTGTGGGTATGATGGTGCTGACTACTTTCTTGAACTGTTTCACCCCAATAGTGATTTTGCGAGTAGAACCCCGGGGACTAAGCTCATCGCCTATCGCAATTTTATCTTTGCCCGATTCCCTCTTGACATTTCCTCATTCATCTACAATCTTCTTGCTGAAATAAGACTTACTACTGGTAATGGGACTGGCGATATCAGCGTTATGGCGGGGTTTAGGACAAAGAGTTTGACAGTAATTGACCAATCAACATCTCTGCAATATCCGCTGAGAACAGATGCGTTGGTGTGTGATGCTCAGACAATGGATTTTTGGAGATATGCGACACTCGTAGCTATCAATCTTGCATCATTTGCTCCCGCCGCAGATCCACTACCCGCAAAGACATATCACGTGAAATATGCTCTTAGGTTGGATGATGCGTCCATAACTCGGCTCTATGATGCAAAATCGGTAAATGCCGGGGTGTTTACCGACGTGAATAATGTTGTACTGGATGGGAGTCGGGCACTTGAAATAAATGTGTACCGGAGCTTTGGTGCCTTTCCTCGAAGAGGTAAATCCGTTGTTGTTTTCGTGAGTGACGACAACCTGCAATTCGCTCAGGTGTCGGAGATTGATCTCACGGTCGCCGCTACATTTAATGCCGTGAGTGTTGCCAATCTACCGACAGGGAAGCACTTTTACGCAGTCGGCCAGACAAGGATCACCAAATCTATGTGGGCTTCTGATAACCCCGAAAGCACCATATGGACAGACAAGGCGGATGAAGATGACGGAATCATCCGCTATAAACACGGCCTCGTACTAGCTCCAAACATCTATGCGGTCGGCGTGAGAGATGCTTCACTCGACAAGGTTCTTCCGAATCAGATATTCGTAAGTGCCATCGCGGGTGATGGTGCTCGTCAATACGATGTCTTCCCGAATGACCCGACGCACGTTATTGATCTTGAGTTTTCCGATGGTGATGAGGTCGTAGGTTTGGCATCGATCGATCAAACGATCATAGCGATAAAACGCCGGGCAATTGTGGCCGTAAGCAAAGATAGGACGCTCGGATATGTCAGGCAGTTCGTAACAAGAGGGTACGGTATCGCATCAGTCCGAACGCTGGTCTCCTGGGATGATTTGCTTTACTGGTTGGACTATAACGGAGTCATCCGTTTCTCTACGCGGGGAATCAATGTCGTGAACTATGCTTGGCTTCAAGACCTTCGCAATATGAGCGATATAGTTAAAGAAGCCGCGTTTGCCGTTATTGACAGGGTGAACAGGCAGTATCGTCTTACCTTGAATGGGCGGATGTATATCATGGACCTCGACACGGGAGAATGGACGATTGAGGATTATGTCCTTCTCCCGGAGAGATTTGCAGTTAATGTCGATGGTGTGATCGATTTCATTAACGGGAATTCCCTTGAATCTCTCTCTCTTGGCAGCGGTCAACAGGATGGAAGTAATTTCTCCGTGCTTTATGAAACAAACGAAGTCCAACACCCTGAATCAGACGAGGATATTGATTTGAACGTGATAGCTCTCTACGTTCGCTATCAGAGTGACGTTGATCTGACGCTTAGGCTGTTCAAGAATGCCACAACAGAAGAAATAGGTGGCTCTCCGTGGACCTTGCTAAAGGCACAGACCCGGGTAAGAGTAAAGCCGATTGAGGCAAGATGTTCTTCGTTCAGGTTGCAGTTATCGGCAACGACAACTGCCACAAACCAGAACATCTCAATCTTGAGATTGGGTGCGAAGTATCAATCAATCGCGGCAGGCGGAACGGAGCTGACAGAATGAAGAGACTGGTGAATTTTGGAGCGTATGAATCTGAACTACACAAAACTACAACATTTGAAGAAGCGAAACCAATTTTAATTGATTTCATCAAGAACGTGCAAAAACAAGTTGACGACATTCTGAGCAATGCGCTCGGGAAGGAAGACGTTGGGACTGTGAGTGATGAGTTTACGTCAAACGATACGCCGACCAAAACGGTTACGGTATCGAACGGCATCGTGACAAATATTAAAAAGGTGTAGCTATGGGATTATTTGACACAGAAAGAGGGACAACTGGGAGAGATATGTTTAGGAGAAATCTCAGTGGATACGATGACCTGATAAATGCGATCCTCGGATCGAGATCTGAATTTGAGGGAATCAACACGACGGGCGACATAGGCAAGAAATTCGGTCTTTCATCCGATGTCTCCGGGGTTTACGCTCCTCAACGGAGGAATCTTGCCACAAGTTATGCTAAGAGACAGAAGGACATCGCGTCGAGTGCCGGCAGATCTGCACAGACACAATTCGCATCTCTTCCGGCACAGCAGGATTACTTCCAATCACTCAATACGCTCGGCTCACAGGAAGCCCAGGCCACACTCGGACAACAAGATAAAATCGCTCAACTATTGGAGCGTATCCTCGGCAATCGGGAGGGGTTCGGGGAAAGAAGACGTGGGGCTACCGGCGGTGCTCTCAGCGCAAGACAGGGGGCCACGGAGGATTATGTGAACACGCTCTCGGACTCTTCTTTCTTCGACGACCTTCTTGCAGGTCTCGGTGGCGGGGCAGATCTGCTCGGTTCTGGTCTGTTGGATTTGCTTAAAGGTTCTCCTAAAACCAAGAAAACCAATGAAAACATGGGAACTAAAGTCGAGTCGGATTACAACCCATTGTTTACGTAAAGGATAAGGTATGGGCGCACTTGCAGATGATCTCAATAAACCTACTCAGATTCGCAACCTCGGCAGGATTAACACTGCCATCAGCTATCTTGCACAACGGAAAAAAGAGGCAGAGAGACTCGCAGCCTTACAGGAATATCTCACTCCCCAAACGGAGTTGACCCCTGAAACAAAGTCCTCGATGCAACAGGTTGAATCTGCGAGGAATATTGCCGTTGAACCAAGGCAAATGAATCCTTCCATGAATGAGATGGGGCCGCCCAATCCTCTGCCCTCGGCAGAGATGGAGCTACAACGCCCGCAGACCATGACACGTCAACGATCCTTGATGGAGGCTAACCCAGAGGAGATGGAAAGTTTCGGCCTTTCAAGCGGTGATATTCTCGGTGCTCGAATGGGACAAGAAACCCAAGGGAGGAAACTTGCTTCCGATATAGCGCTTGAACAAGCAAAGGGCGGCATGGATACCGCCCGGCAATTGGCCATTGAGACGGCTCGAGGTGCGGCTGGAATTGCCCTTGAACAAGAAAAGGCAAAAACACGTCGACCTCATCTTGACGAATTCCAACACTATCTGGATGCCAACGGTGGGGATCAACAAAAAGCCCGGAAGCAGATGATTGAAGATAGGATGAAGCTCAAGACGTCTGGTTTTTATCGTCCCAAGGTAGACAAATTCTCCCTTTATCTTGACGTTTATGGCGACAAGAAAGAGGCGTTGAGGCAGATGCACGCGGACGATATTGAGCTTAAAAGAGTCGGGGCTCAGAGACAACAGGATGATATGGAGAAGTTCTTTAAATCTATTGGTATCGCGGTGAAATCTGGTGAGGAGAAGCCCGGCGACATAACCAGAGAAGAGAAAGGAAAGACATCGCGGGAACGGACGCGGCGCGATACTGTCAAGAAGATACTTGATGAGCAAGGCAAGAAGAGTGATGATAAAGCCATTGATAAATTCCTCGCAAAGTACCCAGATTTTCAAGCGGGTAAATAGTGGCAATACCCAACGATCCCACTGGTAAGCCGAAGAAGGTTCCAAGCAGGTACGATCTATCCGACTTCGAGGATAAAGATACCGCAGTAGCGACCTACGACCTTTCCGATTTTGAGGATAAGCCGCCTGAGCCAGAGGTGGTCCCACCTGAAGTAAGAGCGTGGAGAAAGGTGAGGGGCGCAGCGATTCTTCCCGGGGTTGAAGTAACAGCACAGTCGACCGATACTGGCCCGCTCACGCCCGAGGAAATTGGAGCACCGGAACCCATCATAACAACGATTCCTCCCGATACAAAGGCAAGATTAGCCGTATACAATCGTTACAAGGGTACAGGCATTAGACCTTCCGATGAAACAGTCCGTAGGGCCACGTCGATCGGGCAATTGCCGGGGGCCGAATCTCGCCCGATGACAGTTGAGCAAAGACAGAAGGCGCAGAATTACATTCAAGAAGCACTTGGGCAAATCCCACAAGCCGAATCGGTCGGAGGAGGATACCGGGGTGAAGTCCTCGCTGGGAAACGCTATGCTGGGAAAGAAATCCCTGCGGGCATTGGAGAAACTGGCCCGACGACAAAAGATACTGAGTCAAAGCGCATCGAGGCTAAGAACCTCGCAAGCGCGCAACGCATCAAAGAGTACGGCAAAACGGCCATCCGCAAGGTTGATGAACTAATGAAGGTCGCTCCGAAGAAGCGTATGATCAGTGTCCGTGGGATTATGATGCCGATCGATGAGCCGACAAACAGCGCCCTTCCTCAGACCAAAAAATACCTACAAGAGATCATTGATACTCCGACAGAGTACGGTGGATTATCGGACGTTTTCTCTGGTATGGCTAATCGATTCGGGCCTGAGATGCTCCCATTCATCGGTGCAATTGTGGAAGCCACAAATAATGACATGGTTCGCAGGGCAGCAGAAAAGCCGGAGAATCGTCGCACAGTAGACGAGCAGGCCGTTGTTGATGCGTACTCTGCATTGCAGAACTTAAAACAGATTCCACTCCCCGGTGCCTCCGGTTTTCAGATTGGTAGAGGGATTATGGACCTCATCCCGTATGCCGCGGAGTTTGCTTTGACGGATGGGGTATACCAAACGTCACGGGCCTTACTTAGTGCTGGGATGAAAAAGGTTGTAGGGCTTCGCGGTATCTCTAACATCGCCAATGCAATCGGTAAATCAAGCGCACTATCTCGGATCGCCAGCGGTGGAGAGAAAGTCCTAACGGCTACGGGGGCCGGCGTGGTTCAGTCTTTGACAAACGCACAACAGATTGCAAAGAATTTTACCGAACGCGCTATTCCGAAGCTCAACCTTACACTTTCCCCTGACGGTGAAATCGTCTACCGTAAACTGGAACTGGATACCGAAAGTGTGCTTACGAAATTACTGAAAGTCACAGGATTGAATGCCGCCGAGTTTGTTACAGAGCGGTGGGGAATTGTGGTAGAGAAGCCGATGGAATTTCTCAAGCGCATCACTGTCGGTCGTATCATGGAGAAGACGGGGATTGGCACGATAGACAAGGCGATTGACTTTCTGCGGAACAAAACGGCATTTCAGGGCATCGTACCTGAAGTGTTTGAGGAGTGGGTGAACTATCCCATTCAAACGGCAATAGAAAATGGTCAGCCAGAACTCATGGACAAAGAGCAATTGTTTCAAACAACCGCGATAGTCGGGGCACCGACGTTACTTGGTGCTGGGGCAAGAATCGGCGGGGGGGCTATTGACCGCATGGTGGAAGAAAGGCGCCAACGCGAGATGGTGAAGAAGCAAGCCGAGTTTAAGGCGAGAATGACTGGATTCTTGGATAACCCAATGGGAACAACTCAAGGTGAGGTTTTTGACATCATATCCGAGGGAGCAGATATTGATCGGGCGACGCAGGCATTAGAGACTGAACGTGTCGAGAAGCCTCCTACGCAACAACCAATCCCCGATCAGGTTCAGACTATCATCGATGAGGTCGCCAAGGAATCGCCAGCGACAGCCGCTTCCATCAAGGCGAAATTACTTGATGGCAGGACGGAGGACATCACACCGGGCGAGAAGAACTTATTGGCTCAGGCGGCGAAGGATATTCAGAAGCCCTCCGTCCCACCTGAAGGCGAGATTGTTCCACCGATTGAATCTATCTCTACTGGCAAGGGTCCACTCGCCTTGAAAACAAGAGATGGCCAAGTATTCAGTTTGCCAGATGCGAAATTACACTCTGAAATTGTTGACAAATTTGGTATTCCTGAAACGAGAATAGTCGATACGGGCTATCTTGATGCACAAGGTAAGTTCGTCTCACAATTAAAGAAGGTTGAACGACCCTCCATCGAGACAATGCCTGAGAGACTTGGGGCGGGTGGCGTCAAAACACATGAACAACTCCTTGATTGGTGGGAGAGGCGCCTTGAGTCAATTGAGTTACGCGCCGAGGCCGAAACGTTTCAAAAGTTCGCGCCAGATTATATCCCCGCACTAACCAATCTACGTGGACAATTCGAGACATTATTTAATAAGGCAAAAAAAGAAAAGAAGTTCCTGGAATACTTCGATGACCTCAATGATCTTGACCGTAAATTCACCGCCATGTATGACAAAGCAGACGAAATGGTGGGGGTTATACATAAGCGAGAGGCCGTCCAGAAGATAATATCTGCGATCTTTGAGCGGAAGCCTGTTCCACCGATTGCCGGAGGGATCATACCACCTGAGATGCTCACGCCAGAGGAGTTCCGATCATCTCCCCCCGCAATAACCTTTCCAAGAGAAGCAATCACAAAAGGCGGACCGTGGGAAAAAGTCAGTCGGGAGTTGGTAGCTGGATCAACGTGGCAAGAAGTACACAAGAAAAGAGTCGAAAAAGCTCTCGCCGAAGGTCGTCCTGTCTACAAAGGATACGAAAAAGACTACCCCGATCTCGCCAAGAAGTACGGGGTGTCGACACCCAAACCAGTTCCACTAAAGCCGCCGCCAATAGTTGATAACTCAAAAACCGTATATGTGGATGGAACATTTTACCATAACACAGATCGAGAATCAGCAGAATCAATTTTAAAGAACGGTTTCAACATAAGCGATACTCGCAATCTATCTCTGGCCGAGAGAGGATTTGTCTCAGGTAATCTCGGCGATGGGATATATCTGTCTCCAGACCTCCATCAAAATATGAACAAGGTTGGGGATGACGCAAATTTACAAGTGACACCTACGCGGAAACTAAAACTGTATGATCTAGGTAACAAACCTGGCAGCGCACAAATCTCCATAGAGTTTGCCGATAAAATCAAGGATGCTGGTTACGATGGGATAATCGTAAATGATCCACATCCGAAATCTGGTGGTTATCAGGTTATAGTCTTCGATCCCCAAAATCTCACAGTGAAGTCCATTGTTGAGGATAATTTGATACTCAAACCAGAAGACTTGAGTAAGATTGATATAACCAAATCTAAAGAACTACCCACAGCCGAACCAGTGCCGCCGAGACCACCGCCGAAGATGCCGTCAGTTCCACCAGTAGAGCCTTCACCGCCACGTGTATCCGCAAAGGCCGGATCCCGCGAAATCCCAATGGAGAGTCTCGTAACGGATGAGGCGCGATTTCAAACACCCGGACGCACGATTGATGAAGAACTCCAGCAGGCTCGGATGGAGAATTATAATCGGAAGAAGATCGAAATGAATCCGATTAACTATTGGTACGATCCGAAGTTGGGCAAAAATGTAGTCTTGGTCGGGCATCACAGGGAGGCCCTCGCTCGCCGCATAGGAGAGGAGACAATCACTGGCATTGAGTTTGAAGGTACCGAGGAAGAGGCAATCCAATTCGCACAGAACGAGAATGCGGGCCGCAAGGCCGAGACTGCCCTGGTTAGAGCGCAATACTACAGGGCGCAAAGGGAAAAGGGCGTATCCCCAGAGCAGATAAAAAAAGCATTAACAGGGGAGGTGGGTAGACAGGGGGCGAATCACATTATGGATCTCTCTTATCTGAATCCACGGGGTACTGTTATGGATGCGCTCAAGTCTCTTGAGGGCTCCGATGTCCAGACCAAGGGACTCATCTCCACATTTGCGGATTGGATCGGCGGCATACGTAAGACAATGCCTAAACTGACCGATTCACATGAGAATGAGATGTTCGGTTACTTGAAGAAACATACTGGCGACGAAACGACAAGGAATAAAACGCAGTTCGAAGCCTTTGTCCAAAAGTTCATTGACAAAAACACGGTAGACGGACAATTCAATCCAGCAGAACCACTCAATCTCACAAAACTTGAAGCACGGACACTGAATGAGAGAGAGTACGATGCGAGCATCGAACGCAAGCGCCAACAACGTCTCGAAGCCGAACAGGAACGGGACATCCGCGACAAAAAGCTCCCCGATAATACGACTCCCGAACAGCGCACCAAAATAATGAAGCCGTATATCGAGAGGGTGACGCGGCTTGAGGGTGAACTGCAAGACCTTATAGGTAAACGAGATGCCGCGTTTGAAAACATACGTTCGCAAGAGATAGATTTATTTGGTACATTAGATGAGGTCCCCAATGAGCAAATCGCTAACGCAGAATCCCGAACACCAGACGAGACTGAAAAGTCTGAGACAATTGTCCAGGCTGTTGGACATCAGGCGACGGATGCAGAGGCTACTGTCGATCCTACGGAGCAAGAAAAACGGGCAGCGGAAACCCTAAAGAAGACCGATGAAGAAATCAAAAACATCACAGGTGCAGACCCGAAAGCCGGTGCGATTGACAAGTTTAAAGACGCCATCAACAACCTTGATGATATGTTCGGGGCGCCGAGCGGGAAAGGTGTCTCTGAACCAACTCCTCAGTACGGTCCGGTCGATGAAACCACGTATCAGAAAGCAAAATATTATTTTGACCAGGCTCTTCGAGCCCTACAAGATCAAGGGAAGGATGCTTCGTTCCTTGCTGAGGCAATGCGCTATCGGTACGGAGAGAAGATCGATCCGTTTGTCCAACGGTATTTAAAGGAGACTGAAGATGAATTTGACTTTCGACGCGGACAAGAGCTTTATCAGTCAACTGGAGAGCTCGGCGCCCTCAGACGACCAAGCGTTCGACTTGTTAACGCGGGAAATCTACCCAAGGCCGAAGCGGTTATTCCTCCTGGAAAGTATGAGGTTCTCGACGCCGGACAAAGATACGCCGTTAATCTCTTCCTCCAAAGATTCAAAACTCCCGGAACCCACGCCCTCTTAGCGGACGGAACAGGGTTCGGCAAGACCTTCGAGATACTCCCCATTGCGGCAGAGATAGCCGCGACCTCCGGGAAACCCTCTCTCATCATCACACAAAACAAAGCGATCATCGCTGGCAGTTACGCTGACGCAGCGAAACTCTTAGGTATTACTCTCTCTCCGAAAACGATCCAACTGGCGACCTACGACGATCTCCGCTCCGGCAAGGTCGGAGGCGGTGACTACGGCCTCATTGTATTCGATGAAGCACACAATCTCAAACACGTTAGCGCGTTAAAGACTGAGGCGGCCAATAAAGTCAAGGCCGATCATCAACTGTTTGCTACCGCTACTCCGATGGACGGTCCGGCGGCGGCTTCGTATTTCATGTCACGCATTACCGGGATGTCTGAAGAGGAAGTCCAACACAAACTCGGCTATCAGATCATTGAGCGAACAGATCCGATAACGGGGGATCTCAAGCGCACGGCGGCGATTCTCGAGGGACATACGTGGCCAGAGGTATTCGACAACATTATTGCTATGCGCGATGAAGCCATAAAGAACGGTTCAATGATCCGTAGAGAGTATCCTTTCTATGGTGTTATCTCGAATCGTAACATGGAACTCGATCTGATGCAATCGAAAGATCAAAAGGAGATTGCAGACTATTGGGACAGAAAGATTGCTTCTACGAGAAACCCGAGGGTGAAAAAGAACTTTGCCGGGCAGAAGATTGGGGAACTCTCTCGGTGGTTGGAGCAACACAAAGCGAATGAAATCATAAAACTCGCACAGAAGAAACTCTCCGATGGTCGATCGGTTATCATTGTAGCCGAGGGTATCAATGAAACGACAATAAAAGGATTGGATGGCGGTACCGTTGTGCCGGGATTGATAACCGTTCTTAGTAACGAGTTCAAGAAGATGGGGACAGATGTAGCGAAGATTCATGGGACAGGAGATAAGAGCAAGGCCGTCGCTGACTTCCAAGGCAATAAGGTGAGGGTCGCCATAATGACGCCGCGTAGCGGAGGAGCGGGCATTAACCTCGATGACACAAAGGGTGACTTCCCGAGAACGATGATTATTGCTACGGCAAATTTCAGTGGAGATGTGTTCGATCAAATTATGGGACGAGCTTCAAGAAGGAACACGGCATCCCCGGTGGAAGTCATTTTTATTCAATCTCCCAATGGAATTTCGGATTTACGAAGGAGACAGATTCTTGACGCGAAACTGGGAGTCTTGAAAAGAATCCAGATGGGAGAAGACCCGGATCGTGTAGACCTCGAGACAAGCGCAGCTCTGGACAATATATTCGGTGAAGATTCTTCTCCCGAGAGCCCGTTGCAGATGAAGGAACCATCCATACGGTACGGTTTTCAATTTGGCAATCCCGAAACTTTTTCTTATGATACAGGTGATGAACAAACAATCAAATATCAAAGCCTCACGCAAAAGAGTGACGTACCCAGTACCGGGTTGCAAAATCTCTATCGCAAAGCCTCGGTCCGGCCCCTCTTACCGGGTGAGATCCAATATGCTAGACGCTTCTACGAAGCCGTCCGACACATCCGATTCTACGGAGCCCACGAAAAAATAAGGAACGCTGCTGACGCGGCGGCTGTTTTTAGGTCGTGGGAAACCTCGACGCTTGAGAACAGCGGTCTTATACATATCAATGCGGACGGTAAGCAGGCGGTTCAGATCTTACGCACTGGGACATTTGATAGTGCGGATATAGACCCGAGAGAGATCGCCCCATTCCTTAATGCCTTCGGAACTACTGAAGCATACTTTGCTCACCATCATCCTTCTGGGAACATCTACGCTTCAGGGGGTGATTACCAAGTCTTCAAAAACCTCCAGCGATACTTCCCGCACATCAAGATTCACGGCATCATCATTGACATTCGGGACGGTCTCTTTGGTTCATTTGACCCGAGTACTGCACCGGAAGAGGGTTTTGCACCTACCCCCGACAAACGGTATCCCCTGAAAGCAATTGAGTTCAGCAAACAAGAATATCTACGCGATCTGAACGATTTACCGACGGTGCGTCAATCCGGGGATGCGGCCAAGTTCTGGTCAGCCATGAGTTATGGTGCAGGAAAGAAACTCGGTCTGATCTCTTTGAATTCAAATCACGCTATCGTTGCGGGACACTGGCTCACTGGCGGACACGATCTTTCAAACCCGGCACACATGGAGGCACTCAAACAAGAAATTCTCTCTTTAATCGGCAGATCGGCAGGTGTGAGGGCGATCTTGATTGGGAATCAGGAGATGCTCTCGCATGAGATCGCCAGGACCAACTTGGCGACACTACAAGAATCACTCCGGCAAGATCCCAAGAGCGAATCTTCATTGCTTGATTATGTCGGTGTCGAACCTGGACTTGATACCTATGCCAGACCAGACAACTGGATTTCTGCACAGGAAGAGGGTGTGCTAAGAGAACCAAAGCCGCCGTATGGTAAGGCCGAACAAGAATACATCAACGAACAACTTCGCAAGGGCAATCTGGACCCGCTTAGAAAACAGATGAGGGAGATCGAGCGTCGTGAAGCTGAACTGAAAAATGAGGAACAACAGCTTGAACTCAATTCGCTGATAGAATATCGACGTCAGATCCAGAGGGAGATTGCAAGTGGGTTCGGCGATAAAGTGACTCAGGAACGTGCTCTGAGAGAAGTTAATGAGCGCATTGACAAACTCAATCCACCATCGCTGTTTGGTAAAGAAGAGATAGAGGGCGGCACACTATTCGAAGCTAGGCCCGCTTATGGTAAGAAGAAACTCGTCAAACCGAAAATACCGTATGGCGCGGAAGGAGGGTTGCAACCTTGGCAGATGACACGAGAAGAATATGAGCGCCATCAAGAATTACCAAAGTTTGATGAAAATGAGTTATTCGAGAAGATAATGGATTCTGGATCATTGAAGACGCCAGGCGGTGCTAAGACACACTATGAGCAAATAGCTGACAAGTTAAGGAAGTTAATCGATCCTGAATTATTCCAAGCAATGAGAGCAGAACGTGAGGGTGAATCGTGGAGGACGACTCCACAAATAAAGCAGGAACTGCAAAGCCTTTTAGAGTCTGCTCGACTACAACAAGAGCGTGAAGCCACAGCAGCAGGATCGGTACCAGATGAAAAACTCCCGGCGGATATATTATTCTTCGGAATTAGTTCAGGACCTTATTCCAGAAAGGAGATGGGTATAGCATATAAGATAAAGAGTTTCAGCGTAAGCCTTGATGAGGTCTCTCGTTGGTATTGGCATGGCAAAGAGGTGTATATAGATGCCCTCGCTATCTTACTAAAGAGTAAATTGGTCAAGGTTTGGAAATTAAAAATCGAACAGTACAAAACCGAACCATCTTATGTCCCCCATCAGGAATTAGAACGTATACGTCAGGAAAGTCCTTGGTGGTTTGCGAATGTGACTGGCAATTCGGTTGTAGCGGAGGGATATGCTACAGAGCTCGGATATGAAGAAGCGGCAGGCGGAATGTCAAGTGTACGGTTGCGACCAGCAACAAGACCTGAAGTTGAAAATATTGGTGAGGAGTGGAAAAAAGAGTGGGATGACAAATCGATCAATAGCCATCGACAAATAATTCAAATGGCTGTCGCAGAAGGAAAGCCTGTCCCGCCAGAAGTGCTTGCCGATTACCCAGATTTAGCCAACAGTGCATTAAAAGAACCAACCGCTCCCTACGGTAAAAAGACACTCGCTCCAATATTCTTTTCGAACACGCAGGCACTCATTGAGGAAAAGATGCCTACGAAGGCTCCGGTGTATCAAATTCAGAACATTCTCAAACAAGGAAAACAGGAAGAGATCAAGTGGACGGGTTTGGATGAATACCTGAGGACTAAGGATTCATTCACCAAGCAGGAAATACTTGACTATCTCAAAGCGAACGAGATTAGAGTTGAGGAGGTAGAAAAATCAGAAAAGGCTATAAATAAAGAACTTGATCAGTTAAGAGAAAGTGCGGTTGAGGCCGCAGAAGAACGAAGTCAAATAGCTTGGGCCTTGTACGCCGACGAGAGGGACGTTTTTCTTTCAGGTCGGGTGCTACACTGGATGTATCGGCACAATGGGAAACATGTTGATGTCCCTGAAGAGTATGTCTCTCGGCTGAACGATATAAGGGAAACAATCACGCAATATGAGGAGCGACGTGCCGAACTTGAGGAAATCGGGGGGAAGGCTAAGACTAAATACGGTGGCTATGTTCTCCCCGGCGCGAAGGAAGGCACGTACCGAGAATTACTTTTAACCTTGCCAGTAAAACGGAGACCGATAACACTGGAAAATGTAGTGCCGGATAAAACGTGGCGGGTTATAGGTGGAGGAGAAGACCTGTTTGTGACCAAGCGTAAGGAAGGATTCTATCTGTCGGAGAGGGAGGGTCAACGAGTAGGTTCAATGGATTTCCCAAACCTCGATGCTGTCAGAGATTACGTAAAAAATTGGGGTCTTCAACTTACACCCATGTTCTCTACATCTCATTTCGAAGAGCCAAACATCCTCGCTCATATCCGCTTTAACGAAAGAGAGACCCCCGATGGGAAGCGGACATTGTTCATCGAAGAGTTGCAGTCTGATTGGGCGCAGAAAGGAAGAAGATTAGGATTTGGAGTACAAAAATATCGAATTGTAAATAAGGGTTCAGAGAACACCGCCTTTGGCGATGAGTTTGGAGGATTGTTCGATTCAAAAGAAGAAGCACAGAACGCTTTAGATAGAGCGTGGAAACAATACGGTGACAAGCTACCTTATTCAACAAAAGAAAGCTACGAGATCATTGAAGATACGACGTTTGCCCCTAAGATCCCCGATGCTCCATTCCTTCGAGGTGACGGCTGGAAGAAACTTGCTCTCCGCAGGATGATCCGACACGCCGCCGAGAAAGGATACGATTCTATTTCGTGGACGACCGGAGAGCAGCAGGCGGAGAGATACGATCTGAGTAAGCAAGTTGATAAAATCGGCTGGAGTAAACTTAAAGATGGTACCGTTAATATCGGCGTAGTGAAAGATGGACAGGTCGTTATTGAGAAAGAACACCTGAGCATCTCACAACTGGAAGATACCATAGGAAAAGAAGCCACGAAAAAGATTGTCGATAACAAGGGTTTGCGGGGGGAACTACAAAATCCTGATCTCAAAGTTGGCGGCGAAGGCATGAAGGGCTTCTACGATAAGGAACTCGTCAACATTGCAAACGATATTGGGAAAAAGTTCGGCGCGAAGGTTGGAGAGACAAAGATTGAAACCGGGAAAGGTGGTGCGGCGGGATTTGGTCAGTTTGAACGATGGATGAAGGAGAATAATTATCCAGAAAATCCTCTTTACGAATGGCAGAACGATACGGCACGTATGGATGAATTTTTTAATAAATCCGTTCCACCATCAGGTGAGATGGTCCACTCCCTTCCAATCACTCCCGAGATGCGAGAATCGGTCCTTTACAAAGGGCAACAACTATTCGAGCCGAAGCCGGAGTATGAGCCATCCAAACCACCCAAAGGTGAAGAGCGGGCTATCCCCGAAGACATCGACATCAGTACGGCTGGGCTTCCATTCAAACTCGGAGGAATGGATAGGATAAACCCAGTGATGATGCCGGAATTATTGAAGATGGCAAAATACATCACAGGAAGAGTCCCGATTCTGAAGAATCTCCCAAGCAACTATGGCTACTTCAAGTCCGGTGGAGCTATGTCGGTGATAGCTATGAACCGGAAAATCCAGAATGATCCTCGTCTCATGGCGATGGTGTTAGCTCACGAGATTGGACATGGCACTGATTGGATGGACACGGAAACCCTGAAACGTGGAAATCTTATCGGACGATTACTGTCAATGACCTCCATCTATATGAAGAATACCTTTCCTTCAGGATTCCTTGGAGACGTAACAAACAAACAATTAAAAGCAGAACTCGTAGGTTTATCCGCATGGTGGAAACCTTTCGATCCGAGCGCTAACCTGAATTACACAAAGTATCGTGGAAGTGCAAAAGAACTATATGCGGACTTCCTGAGCGTTCTACTGAATGCACCAAAGGAAGCAAAAGACCGGGCGCCGAAGTTTTACAATAAGTTCTTCGAGAATCTTGACAGGAAACCTTCTATCAGGAATCAATTCCTGAGACTTCAGATGATGATAGCCAATCCAGATATGCTCGGGGAGGCACGGTGGAACGATGTTATCAATATGTTTAAGAAGGCCGAAGACGTAATGCACCAGCAACATCTCGTCGCTCTGGCTGGGGAGAAATCAGTGTGGTTCCATCTCAAATCAGCACTTGGAGACAAAAATGCGAAGATGCTCGAAGCACGAAAGCAGATGATTGATGCAGGCCGGATCGAGAAACTCGTCGAGGGCGATCCTCGCTTTGCGCTTGAGGAGAACGATACCCTTTCGGTACATATCCAGAGTTACCTGAGAGAGCTTGATCCATTGATGCGTGAGATGAAAACTAACGACACAATGGATCTCGTAGGGGGGATACTTTTCCTCGACCGCATTCAGGCAGGTGACAGATGGGAGTTTGCAAACCCGTTGGGACATATCCCAGGGACAGCAGGAGAACAATTGGAATGGCTAAAGAAGAAATATCCAGATAAATTCGAGATGGCCCGATCGCAAGCCGACAAGCTACACGACTGGTTCAATCAGGTCAGAGACTTGATGGCAGAGGATATGATGACGCCTGAGCAGGTCGAGGCCACGGCGCCGGGGAAGTCTACCTATGCGACCTTCCGTGTCGTGAAATACATGAAGGACTGGGTATCGGCGGGACTCATTCATCAAAAAGGCACATTCGAGGACATCGGCAATCCCTTCACCGCCACGATTATGAAGGGCGTAAGCATGATTCGAGCTGCACGCCGCAATCAATTCAAGAAAGAGATTGCTCAATCGTTATTGTCGAACCAAGACCTCTTCAGTGATGAAGTAGAAGGTGTGGGACCGGTCCAAAAAGTGATTGAGGCGAAGGTCTCGCACGTACCCGGGCAACTTCCCTATGTGAAGCCACACGCGGACCCACATCTCGATGTCATCATGTGGAAAGAAGGTGGGAAGTTCAGGGCGGCCTACGTTGATAAGTACATCGTAAATAGTTTCAACCACGACTCGAGTGCGGCCTTGGCAAATGCCGCAAGTGTATCGCGGTTGTTGTTAAACAATACGTTGTGGCGTCCACTGTTGATTGGACTGTCGCCAGGATTTCAAGCCCGGAACCTGTTCCGAGATTTCCTGAGAACCTACAAGGCACTTCCACAAAAATCGTTTCTTGATCTGTTGCGTGCCTATCGAGATTCAATCCCATCGGCAAAGAATAGAGCAAGGGGAGTATATGATGATATCATTGTGCAAATGGAAAAGGAACACGCGCTGAATGTTACGCTCTCTGAACTGATGAGAACGATGGGAGGAGAAGAGGCTGAGATCGAGGCTCTCTTCCACCGTTACGGAGTTAAGTTGACAGACCTCCGACCGGGATGGCAGAAGAATATCCTCGGCAGAAATATTGCGAAATTCTTAGAGGCAGCATTTTACATCGGGAACGTCATTGAGACGGTCCCAAAGGTGGCCGCTTACAGTCTTCTTGATAATATGGAGCCTCGAGCGCGTGCAACTTGGATTCGGAATAACGTTGGAACACCAAATCCCAAGAGGCGTGGGACGGCCTATATTTTCAGCAACAACCTGATTCTTTTCTCAAATATCAACAAGGAAGGATGGAGGTCCGATTATGAAACTGCTACTCTCCCGACAACAAGGGCTGGTTGGTGGTGGAGAACCGTGATGTTGGGGATTCTACCCAAACTTGCGTTCAGAATGGCCATGCTGGGGTTATTTGGCACATGGTTGGCTTCTTGGGCGGGTAAGCAGGATAAGTACCGCCGCAGGCAGAATATGCTCATTCCTTTGGGAGAGGCAGCAGACGGATCGGCTGTCTCGATGGTGATACCACACGACGAATCAACAAGGATAATTTCAGGGCTATTTGACATAGCACTTGATGCGGCGACAAAAGAGCAAACAGCAGGAGAATCGGCTTCCGAGGCCACGAAATTCATGATGAATCAAGCGCCATTTATTGGCGGCGCTCACCCACTCCTCACGATCGCCGGTGCGTGGAGTGATTATCTGAATGGTCGTATGCCGCGCGATGCGTGGAGAGGATTCGATATACTCACGGAAGATGAGTTGAAGTACGGCGGTGTCGACGCGTGGACACCCTTGGCAAAGTGGACATTGAATCAAACGGGCCTTGTGAAATTGGATGTCCATAGCAAATTCAAAGAAGAACCAACATGGGAACAGAGTTTCCGAGTTATCCCCGGTCTGAATGCTCTACTGGATGTCACTAATATGGGTGAGTATGAAAAAGCGATGAGAGCGGTCAGGGAGCAGGCTGCTAAAGAGGCTGGGGAGAGAATTGAGAAGCGCGAGAGGATTGTTGAGTCTGCGAAATCTGGCGAGTCTGTGATGGAATTCCTCCGAAAGGAGAAGCCATCAACTATAGGTGAGGCGAAAGAGCTTTATGCAATGAGAGAGAGAATCAAGGCGAAGGGATCCAACGATCCGGTGATCCGAGTTCTCTCACAATCGACATCCAATGCTCAGAAGAGAGCGGCGATCAAGGCGATGCAGAAAGTAGTCCCGGAGAGAAACCTCTCACTCCTGTTGGATGCTGCCGAGGAGGAGAAGATTCTCTCAGAGCAAGTAAAGTTTGACATCTACATTGATCTGTATAACGATCAGGATACGATCATAGATGAGCCCACAATCAAAGATGTTGTCGGATCGTATCAACGAATGCCGAAGGAGTTGCAGGGTGAACTCTATCCACTTTTGGAGAAGAAGATTCTGCATTCGGATGAATTCAAGAAATTCACCGGGAAAGCGGTGAATGCTGTTACTGAAGAAAAATAAGACCTGCATAGGCAGGTCATTCCAATAACATAAGGAGTAAAACATGAAACTCTTACAGTTCGTTTCGCGCTTCCGGGCCGTTATGATGTTGGCCTTCATGCTCGTATTTTTCACCTTGAGCGTATTGGCACAACCCGATCCATTGCTCGCACTACAGAACATTCCGGCTGGATTCAATTGGGTCTGGATGGCTTATGGAGCGGCGGGGATGGTGCTTCATTGGTTGAAACAAGTCATCTGGAAAGAGAAAGTATCCTCCTTTGACGAGCATTTCTTTACAAACGCTCAGTGGACACTTGGAGCTCTCTTAGTCACATTTGGGATACTGGCCGCCCAAACCGATGCTCTCTCAACGCTTCCGTTGTTCTCGGTGGGAGTTATTGTCCCATGTTTGATTGCAGGCTTTACGGCTGATTCAGGACTGAACAGCCCCGGTACGGCGGTGTCGACTGCCAAGAAGAACGGCGATGGTGCCCTAAAAGCGGTAACGCAATAATCATGGAGTTGCAACTTATACGCCAAACGTTCACCGACGTAAGCACCGTCGGAGAACTGTTGATGGGTGGAATCCACGAGTGTTTCGTCTTAGAAGATCTCGATCGCGGACTCCACAAGGATATGCAACTCCATATCCTTGAATCAATGAAGGTCAAAGGAGAAACCGCCATCCCCTATGGTCGCTACGAGATCGTGATTGATGTATCAGCACGGTTCAAAAGACTGATGCCGCACATTCTTGGCGTTCCGGCGTTCGATGGTATCAGGATTCACAGCGGCAATACGGAATCGGACACGGAAGGATGTCCGCTTGTTGGCCGGATCAAAGGTATGGATTTTGTCGGGCAGAGCGTGCTTGCATTTAATGAGTTCTTCCCGAAACTGAAATCAGCGCTTGAGCATGAGCAATGTTTTATTGAAATCACAAAAGAGATGCCAAAGCAGGTTTTGGCGTAATATAGTCCATTTCATTCACTTTAAGAAAGGTTCTAAAATGAAGTACATCTTGGTTATTCTCTCGCTTCTACTTTTGGTCTCTCTCGGGCAAGCGCAGAAGCAAATGAAGCACACCAGCGAAAAGGCGGTGCTCTATTCGTTCTCAGGTTTGGGTGACATGAGTGCCGGGAAGTTCAATCAAGGGATCGGAGCGCGGTATTCAATCGGTGCCGATTTCTGGTTGAGGGGTTCGCTTGGTTATGTCTCAAGTGATGAAGGATCAGACCTCAATGCCTCGGTGGGAGCATTCAAAGAACTATTCTGGTTGAGCAATACTATTTTCTCGGCTGGATTAGAGTTTGGATCCTCGGGCGAAGGCAATAACCATGAGATTGGGATTCTTGCCAACATTATGTACCTGCCGTGGGACGATGTAGGTTTGGCCTTGGATTCGGGCTTCAAATATGAGCGATCGACGCAGACTTGGTCGACAAGGCACGGCGGGAAGTTTACACTAACGATGTTCTTCTGACCCACCATGTTGAATGGAGTCCCTAAATTAGAGGGCGAGTTCAGGTTGTTCGTCAAATATCCAACGGCGAATATCTGGATGATGATTGATGATCGATGGATGATTGAGAAGGTAGACGATAAGACTTTTCGCGTGAGTCCTTCCTTAATGCATGGGGATAACAACGACGAGAACGGATTCCACACAACGAGCCCATTCTTGATCGAGATGCGGCCGCCAAAACTTACCATTCATCGATCAGGTGAGGATGTATGA